TGGTCCTCCTTGAGGGCCTCACGCTGCTCGCTCAGGCCGTCACTGTTCACGCCGATGAACTTTGCGTCACCCTGAGGGTTCGAGATATCGATGCGAGCACCAGCACCGGTGCGAAGGTCGTCGTCTTCGTCATGAGCACCACCGATCACAACGAGGGTGTCTTGACCCTGCATGAAGAGGTTCTGGCGGTAGTCCGCCTCCCCACGGTAGATGGTCATGCACAGATTGCCGAGATCGAGCAGGGCCGGGTCCTGTGGCTCGGGCACGTGATCGGTCGAATTGATGATCACCATCGGAATCTTGTCCAGTGTTCGGCCCTGGATACCCGGAGCTCTCATCTGGCTCGGGTCATAGCCTCCCGTCTCGTCTTCGCTGAAGATACCCACCCGATAGATACCCGACGGTTCGTTCTCTTCCAGACCTCCGATCTGAAGAACACGATACTTGGTCTCAAGATCCCAGTCGAAGCCGGTCGAGGAGCGAACGTGTTCCGTCTCGTCGAGCACCACCAGATTCAGCACCTGAGGGACCAGACCCTGCACCGTGCCATTGTCCCAGTTGATGATGCGTTCAGCCGAGTAGGTGGCGATATAGGGGATCGTCCCGCCACGAACAGGAAGGTCAGCGAGCAACCCGATACGACCAGTGATCAGCTGCTCCTCGTTGATGCGACGCAGAAGCTGCGGCATGGATTCGCCCTTGGCCGAGCGAATGCCCTCCATACCGGCCGGAAGGCTGATCTCCGGCGGTTCCGAGTGCATCATACCGACAGCGGTCGACACGGCCTCCTTCACGTAGTTCGGGAAGCGAGCGCGAGTAAGGTATGCGAGATACGACTTGAAGCCACGGTCTGTCGGGTTGTTCATGCCGAGGGCGATCTGACCATCTGTTGCAGGAAGGTAGGCCGTGCGTTTGGACTTCACCTGACGCTCACCCTTATGAGCATCACGCATGAGCGTCCAATCGGGCGACATCGCGACATACTCAGGATGGTGGGAAGAGATCTCAATCGGCATGGTAGCTCCACTGGTCAGCTGAGGGGCAACATAGCCCCAGAAGGAATTTCACACAAGCGTTTTATTTCTTCCAGGAGACGGTAACGTTCCCATACAGCTTTTCGCGGACGATGCAGTCATCTTTGATTTCGTAGTTACCGTCCGGGGTCATCTTAAGGACCTCGACCCAGCACTCCTCGTCATCAAAAGCAGTGGCCTTGTCGATTCGTTTCCCATCAAGGTAGACTGCCTCCACCAAACGGGAATTTATGTCTCCTGCTTCCACTCTCATTGAGCTCTCCTAGTGTTGGCCGCTGACTGTACCGCCACTGACAGACACACCGACCGATCGGACCTTGTATCGCGTCTCGTCAGCAATGTGATCCTCGGTATCAGTGTTGACGTCATCCGGGTTGTCTTCGTCTCTGGGCAGAACAGGAACAGTCCTCGCCCAATTGTCGCAGTTGCTGAAAATGAACAGACCGGGCTTCTCCCGAGGCCCAAGGATGAGAGACCCATCGTCCCTCTCGCCCAAGACGGTCGGGTGAGCATTCTTGAGCATCTGGCGCATCTGCACCCAGCCGGTAGCGCGTGAACCGGGGCGCTTGTCTGCTTCAAGCCACTGAATGCCCTTGTACTGAATGCCATCGTCGAGACGAACCTTTGACTTGAAGTCGACAGCGATGCAGTTGCCGTTCTCCGCAGCGAAGATCTGGCTGTCGGCTACACCAGGCTTCACACGACAATACCCACCGTCGCCTTGAACCCGAAGACCCATCTGGATCTCACGCTCCACGATACCACGAGCGATGTCAGTCGCCAGCATCTGGACGCCCTCGTTGGGCTTCCCGGTCCACCCGTACCATTCATTGATACGGAAAAGATCACCCTTCACAGTCGAAGCCCAACGACCGCTCGCCAGCTTGACGTCTTCACCGTTGGACCTTGCCCACCAGCCGACAGAGAATGGTCTGGACGAACCCCAGTCGAAGCTCCGATCGATGCGCCAGTTCCACGGAATCTCGAATGGCTTGATGAGATTGTACTTGGGATCCCACACGTCGTCGAACATACCGCCAGCGACAACGTCCCAGGAACCCTCCAGCCAAGCCTTTCGCTCAGCCTCGTTCCTCGCCGACGCAGCGATCTTGTTGATGTAGTCCGGGTCCTCTTTCAGCAGGATCTTGTTCTCGTCAAGTCGGCTGAAGATGGAGAGGCGAGGCGGCTCCTCCAGACCCTGCTCGTCAATCAGGCCACGGCGGACCTTCATGTTCATATTTTGCGGCTGGAACCGCATCTTCACCCAGTTGTGGCCGGGACCATACGGGTTCGTCGTTGCACGGACCATACGAGGCATACCGGGCGTCGAGCTCCGGCAGCACGAGAACATTCGCTTGTATCCAGCATCAGTCGGCCAGTTGCAGAGCTCTTCCCATCCGATCCAGGGATACTCGTGACCGTGATAGTTCCAGTAGTCATCGTCCTTCTTGAACTGTCGCAGAAGCAGTTCTTCACCAGTCGGCCAGACCCACTTATGCTCCGAACCGTTGAACCTCGCCTGAGGCCAGATCTGTGGAAACCACTTCTTGGTCTTGGTAATGACGTCGGTCAGCTGCTTATAGGTCTGCCGAAACAGAATGCCTTTCCACCCTGCTCCGAATCCTCGTCCAACGAACTGACCATAGGACATGAGAAGACAGTCAGTCTTACCACCGCCCCGTGTCCCTTGGAACAGAACCTCGAAGATAGGTGTGGACGCAAGAAAAGCCTCCTGCGATCCAGCCTGCGGTTTCCAGATGACGTTGTCAGGGAAGTCGTTCATGCTCAGTCCCCAAGCGCGAACTTGCGAAGGAGCTCACCATGCCAGAGGATGTCCTTGTTCAGCATCGTTGACGCGAGGACGACATGCTCATCGTCTTCATCGAAGCCCAGGACGACAACCTCGGTCAGTCCGCGTTTCTTCGCCTTCTCCAGCGTCTCTTCGACTGAGCGGATACCGTCTTCTGTTGAGGGAAACTTGACGAGTTGTGGGCCTGTTTTGTGCTCTTGATCGTGGTCATTCATCGGAGTGGTCCTTTCACCCCGATGTTGCCTCACTTGGGCTTGTCTGGCAAGCGCAAATTTTCACTTACCTCATTCGCGATTTACCAGATCAGTGGGATCGTAGTCTGGATATTCTCGCTTCAGCCATCTATCAAATTCACCTTGGAAAACATACATATTCGCACCATTCTCCAGGTACGCTCTATAGAACGACACCGGATCAATCGGGACCGGAGCCATCCGAAGCATCTTTCGGAGCGCCGGATCCAAACGATCATACTCCGAAATGTCGAACCTCACGATATTTGTTGCGTCTTCCCCGGCATTCCCGCACCTCATTTGATCATCTCCCAACAAAGCCCAAGGGAGAGGATGTAGACATCAAAAGGATGATGCTCGTCCGGGAGCTCGTCAGCAAGTACCTTCGCAGCCTTCCTGAACTGATTCCACCCCGCCCTCGTCTTGGGCTCTTCCTCATACAACTGCAAATAGCGGACACCATCGTCCATGGTCTCCGGAGCCTTCTTCACAGTCGCACCAGCGGCCTTCCACGCGGCTCGTGCCGCAGATAGCTCTAATTCGTGCATGGAGCGCGCATCGCTTCTCACAAAAGGGGTATGGTCGTATTTTGTCCACTGTACCATGCCGACCGGCAAATGACAAGGTCGCTGTTTCACGCGTGATTGTGCGCCGCCTCTACTGACTCCATTGACTCTACGTTGTCTTTTGCATCCAGGTCTCTGTTCTATTTTATTATTTTGTGGGTGGGAGGATCTTCGTCAGTGGTTCTCCTATCCTTCGTTCTCTGGAGGAGGTCGTCTGTCCTTTGTCCTCGGTCCTCGGTCCTTTGTCGTCTGCTCTTGGTCATATGCTATCTTGCATGTGATCCCGTATGTCTGGCCGAGATGGATGGGCACGGGGCCTGCACCCCGCCCGACTGCCCCTGACCCGTCGGTGGGGTGGGGTGGCCGGTGGACAGCGCGCCACAGCCCTGTGGCGTGGCCTGTGGTGCCCTTGTGGCCGGTGGCAGGGGCTTGCCCTGCCCTTGCCCTGCCCTGCCCCTGTGGCGCGCCCTGTGGTGCCCCTGTGGCCTTGCCCTGCCCTGCCCTGCCCTGCCCCTGCCCCTGTGGCGTCCGGCAGGGTCGCACCTATGGCTGTCCCACTAGGGCAGGGTCCGCCGAGGACCGCTCCGCTGAGCGGACGGCTGAGGGGAGGCTACGTCCGCTCGCAATTAATTTGCCCCATTGGACATTTTGTTGTTGCGAGGTCGCTAGTGCAAATGTAAGGTAACTGCATGGCACGGGGGCTTGCTCCGGTGCCTAGCCCTTCCCACCCCTACGGGGGTCGGGCATATAGGGGCCACGGCTGGTAGGTCGGGTTCGCCCAAGCGCAAGTGTGGGCGGCAATGCAGGGCACGGTGGCACTTGGTCCGCTCCTGCAACCCGCTCTGGTTTCCAGCGTACACTCTGCCGTTGGGCAGCGTCCGCCAGTAGTGCGCCTCGCAAGGGCCGCTGTAACCACTACCGGGCCACGCTAAGTTCTGGGGCGGCAGGGGTAGCAAACACCAGCAAAACGCCAATCCTTTCCTACGCAAGTAACCTGTCCCTATTGGGTCGGGTTGTTTGCCCTTAGCCGTGCCCTCCTTGGGCACGGTCTTGGGCAACCAATCCCGGTTGCGCTTTATGGGAAAGTTAAAACTATGGCAAACGCAAACACCACCCGCAAGAACACCACCCGCAAGAATGCAGCTGCTAAGGACGCCGCTGTGGTGGAAACTCCGGCCGTGGAAACTCCGGAAACCCCGGAAGTTCCCGAGGCGGAAGTTCTTGGGCCGACCAAGGCGGAAATCGAGTTCGCGGAATTCCAGGCCAACGAGGCCAAGATCCGCAACTGCGCAGCCGCTCACGTCGCCAAGGCCAAGCCGCAACGGAAAATGCTCCGCGTGATCACCAAGATCAACGAGCATCCCGGCAAGGCCCTGCGTATCCGCCGGTTCCACCTGTATCGTGAGGGCATGACCCTTCAGGATTGCAAGCTGACCGGCGGTCTGGATCACCTGGACGTGCTGTTCTACGTGGACCACGGCCTCATGGAACTCCGTGAGGCAACCGACGAAGAGTTCAAAGCGGCTGAGGACGCTTGGCTCAAGGCGAAAGCCGCCAAGGCTGAGCCCAAGGAGGAAGCTAAGGCCTCCTGAGCATACTGGTGCGGAGCCTGGAAACAGGCTCCCATCCAGTGCGCTTATGCACTACACCAGAAAGGAATATACTATGGCACAGTATGAAATCGACCTCATCAATGAGTTCCTCGCCAATGGTGGTCAGGTCACCAAGTGTCCTCCGGCGCTTGCCAAGGGCAACGAGGCAAGCATCGGAACGCGACTGGAAGTCGCTCGCCAGCGGAAGGAGTTCAAGAAACAGTGAGTCTAGCGGTGACCAGCCTGTCTCCAGGCTGGCATCCGGTGGACTTCCCCACCATTCGAAAGGAAAGTACTATGGCAATCGCGAAATCCGCTCCCAAGACCCGCCGCTCCGTTGACCTCGTTCTGGAGGACAACGCCATGCCGAAGAGCACTCCCCATGTCGTCATCGACTTCGAGGAACTCAATCGTCTGGGCCTGCGCGTCATCCAGGATTCCGGCCGCATCGTCGTCGTGCATGATCCCATGCATGACTCGGCCAATCTTCTGGACCTGGAGCCGTTCCACCAGATCAAGGACACCTTGTATCTGTCGGACGGCGACTTCGAGGAACTCGTGGACAAGGCAATCCAGCTGTCGCTCATGGCGCGCATTCGTCAGGCGGTCAACAACGCCGGATAATCGGCATGGGTTCGTTTCTAACTATCCTAGGCATAGCGTTCATCGTCCTCACGATATACCATGCCTTCAAGTAAGTCTAGCGGTGACCAGCCTCTCCGGAGGCTGGCATCCGGTGGACTTCACCACCAAGGAGAGAACTATGGCAACACCTCCCGTATCGCCGATCGTCGCTCAGGCTATGCTCTGCGCCAATTCGTTCCGGCCGATTTACCTGTGTGGCTGGACGCTGACCCTGGAAGCCGACCCCGGTCTTCAGGCGGCTCCGGTCTTCAAATCACCGGGAAGCAACTACTACGACTTCTGTGCCAGTGGCTACGAGGGTGACCCGATCACCGAAGAATGCCACTGGGTCAATCGTTAAGGAGAGAACTATGGCACACGATATCGCACCTCTGTCCACGATCCCTTTCTGCTGTGATAGCGCAGCTGAGATGGTCGTTCTGACCGAATCGCTGAAGCGGGTCATCACACCGACCCGTGGAGATTTCCTTGAGATCAAGAACACGGTCGCCCCTCGCTGGATCCAGCATGAGGACAAGCCGTGGGAGACGGTCTACGACCAGACCTGGACCATCATCGTTCATACCGGAAACATTCGGGGTATGACGAGGGATCTGGAAGAAGAGCGCATCTTCTGAGAACCACAAGCCCAAGAAAATGAGCCCGCCTGTCTTCGGACATGGCGGGCTTTTTTTGTGGACAAAGAGGAGGGATCTGGAAGAAAGATATTCAGTCGTCCGTCTTGTGGTCTCGGAGCATCTCCGGTGTTACGCCGCCTCGGATCGGCTTATGATTGGAGATTCGATCGGTCGGAGTTTCCGGCTCCACTTCTTGGGCTTTGCCCTCAATCGTCTCTCCATCGCCGTATTTGGATTCCCAGTCGTCAATGGAGTTCAGCCCAGAAGGAGCGACCAGCACGCCGCCGCTCACGTTCATAGCAACCTCTCGCTTATCGCGATATCCTTCCTCCACGCGGCGGGCTTCTGCCAGAACGATATTCGGCATGAACACCTGCTCTTCCGAGATCAGCGCGCCCTGACGATCATAGCTCTTCCGCACCGTGCCATTGAGCGCCAGATTCTGAACATGCGCGACGACCTTGTCGCGATATTCTTCTTCCGCCTCCAGGCAGGCTTCGGCGAACTCCTTATTCTTCGTGATCACCCGGCGGACGGCGGATGCAGAAACTCCGGCAGCGGCAGCGGCCTTCTTCATCATCCCGTGTTCGCGGTAGTTGTCCAGGAAGACATCCCAGAGGTCAGGCGTGAACGTGCCGTTGACCGAACGGATCCGAACTTCTTTCGTTCCATCGCGGAGCGTGACCTCCTCGGCGATGAATCGGTTGCTCTTGAATCCATTCTGAGGCTTGGACGGATCTCTGTGATATTTCCGCGTATTTTCTGTCATGGTCAGCTGCTCCATTGCGCCGGCTCGCGAGCCTAAGATTCTATTTCGCCCGTGTATCGTAGCCCATCTCAGAAGCCCAATGCAAGCGCGAATATCTAAGTAGAGTCAGCTGTGATCTTATGCTTCCAAACTGACACGGAAAAAGCGCAGCGAAACCAACAGTTTATATTCTTTTATTTTATATTAATAATAATAATAAATAAATAACACTACTACTTGCCGCCACGGCTTTCCAGCAGGGCCTCCCTCTCTTCTGGGCACCCGGCAGCCGCCAGAGAAACGCGACAAACGACCGCCGCCCGCGCGCCCTGAGCAACTTGCGGCTGGTGGTGTTACTACCCCATACGCCCTATTAACGTGACACAAGTTAATGAAATCAAGCACTTGCGGAGCGTCCGATGATTTAGTATAGTTAGTTCAACAAATGCCGTTTTTCTTTAACTAACACAGGATGCAACCTGAAGATGTACCATACTCCAAAAATGGATGGCGAAGTCCGGCTCTACTATAGAGAAACGTTCAAATGGCCGATGCCAAAATATGACCCCTGCACCGAGACGAATATCCTTATAGTGGCGAGACTGTGGCGGTGGTTCAGAGCCCAAGAGTCAGGTCCAGGCTCCGTTGACAAGGACGATCTCATGGGGACACTCTTCCGTGATGCTCCGCACGTGACGAAACATTCGGTCGGCAGAGCTCTTGGAAAGGCTGTCCCGTATAAGATGAGCTTCCAGGAGAATCCAAGGCCCTCCAACAATTTCACAGGATCGATGCACTGGCGCTGGCGTTCGCCTAAAGACCCGCAGTACGGACTGGAACATCTTATGGTGAGCTCGTGGATGACCTGCGCCTTGAAGGAGTGGGACGAGGAGCTCACGGAGGCCAGTTACAGGGAGGAGTTTGAAATTCTCAGGGACATGACCAGTGAGGATGAACAACAGTTCATTGAAGAGTTCAGTCGAAAAAGAATGTGGCGCTGGATGTGAATCGTCCGGGGGACCCTCTTCCTTCAGGAAGGGGTGCCCCGGAACACTACCCGACGAGCCGGGACCCACCGAACCCGCCGAACCCGGTCAGTTCATACGCCGACGAAGGCGAGCCGAATCCCCCGAACCAAAATCACCCTCTGCAGATTTTTCGCCTGAAGGCTCCCCGCTGAGAATCTGGAAGATTCGCTCCAGTGACGATGCTGCTTTCTCCTGGGCGAACTGCTCAACCTGAGCCTGGAGGGCGATCGAGGAGGCGGTGTTCTCCATGATCTTGCGCATGAGATCGACAGCCTGCCCTTCCAGAGCCTGATACTCACGATCACCGGCTACCCCGCCGGAACGGATGTGGAGCTCCAGCTTCTTGCTGACGTGGTCCATGTCGAGTTTCAGGAGCTTGCCCTTGGCGACCGCCTCGTTCACTTGGGCTTTGAGTTCACAGATCTTGCACATAGTAGTCTCCTTAGACGAGAAGCAGGGCGACCCCAATGATCGCAATGACGATGAGGCCCAGAAGGGTGAGAGGGAGAGGAACCAGTCTCCGACGGATGGTGCGTTCGTTCAGGCGGTTCCAGGCTCGGGCGGTGTTGACACCGTAGGATTCCATTTCAAGGATTCGCTGAACCTCGAGTTTATAGACATGACTCCCATACTCTATGGGAGTTAGGTCATATTCTTTGGTCATTGCCACACCTCCGATTTATCGAGGATGAAGAAGTTGCCGCCGGGTTCATCGCAGAACACGAAGTCCTGAGGAGCACCGACCTGATCCTTTTCCGTGTCGCCGGAGGCATCCAGAATGGTGATGCCGGAATCGTCGCCGTCCCATTCCTGTTCCATGGTGCTGAGCCACTCGATCATCTCCTCGCCCGGCTCGACACCGTAGTTCGGAATCATGCAGGCGATCAGCGCTCCGTCAGCATTGTAGACCCGCACGTACTCCAACTGGCTCCAATCAGGGAGCCAGTTGAAAGCCCAGAAGTGGATGGCCTCGTTCAGGAGGTCACAGGCACGGTTCACCTGCTCGTAGCGGTCGCCGCCGATATCGGCCCATTTGAAGAGGTACTCGGTCATTTGAAAATCTCCCGTACTGCTGCCAGTGCTTCAATCCACTGGTGGGGGTTGGGGCTGGTGAAGTGTTCGTGCATCGGGTCCAGGGCGTCGTCGCCCTCCGGCTTGTTGTAGATGGTGATGGTGAACTCGTGCTTCTTGCAGTCCACCGAGAGCGGCAGTTCCTCGAATCCCGCCATGTAGCACCAGCCGCAGTCCAGATCCTCATCCCACTCGCCCTGCGCTGGGATCATCATGCATTTCAGTTCATCGCGCCAGATGCTGCCCAAGTGGTGGAGCTCAGAGATCAGGCGCTCACGAATCATGTCGGTTGCGGACGGATCGAAATCAAACGTCCACTCGGTCATCCAGTCCGCCCACTCGCAAGGCGCGTGGGAAACATTCTTGATAAAGGAAAGGTCAGCCATAGTACACTCCTATTTACCCCACCACCATAGCAGGCGGCAGGGCAAATGACAACCTTAATGAGTCGGGGACGACCGCCGGTCTACTCGCCGACCAACTCGCGATACTCCAGGATGGCGGGATCATGGCCGTTGACAGTCCCATGCGCTGCGTCGTACGCAGCTTGGGCTTCCCAGTCGGGGCCGTAGTCCACCGCCCGGTTCGCAGGGAGCGAGCGCTGGGTCTCGCAGAACTTGGCGTACTCCTTGCGAGCGGTCTTGCCGCAGATGCCGAGGTCCTGGCTCTCATCCGGGTCGCCGAACGAGTCGTGGAACAGGATTTCATAGCGACTCTTGCAAAGAATCAGGTCGATGTAGAAACCGCCAATCTTGTTGGACTCCAGGGTGCGATAGTTCATATCAGAGCTCCTTCCAGCCGTCTTTGGTGAGTTCCCAGTTGTCGTCCGAGGTATCACCGGTGAAGTATGCGTGAACGATGAGCTCTTCCTTCTCAGCGTCCACGATGATAACGCCGGACTGAGCTTCATAGCCCAAGTCGGGCACCGACGGCAGAGAGAACCTTTTGATCAGAGCTACCGTCGAGCAGTCGGGAAACTCCTGAAAGTCCTGGCTGTTCATCGGGTGGAACTCACCCTTGGTAATCATACCAAGAATGTGAGGCATAGTAAGATTCGGTTTCATTTTATCACCATAGTTGCTACACCACAAACCTAGCACCGCGCCAAGTTGCGAACAACGGCTAAGTTTCGCGCCCCAATATGCGCGCCATACAGGGCCACCAGCGCCGCGCGGCCACTACCCTACCCGGCAACCCCGGCAAGGCCCACCAGCGGCGCGCTGTGGCCGCGCTGGGTGCATGGTAGGGCAAGCCCCTAGCGCCAGCGCGGCCACAGGGTCTTAAGGCAGGCCGATCATCTCGTACTCAACCGCCAGCCGGTCCATATCCTCGTACCGACCTTCCTCTTCAGCCGCATCTCGCCGAAGTTTCCACGCCCTGAGCTCCATGCCGTATCGCATCTTGTTCAGCATACGGGTCTGCTCCGGGGTAACGCCTACCAGATTTTCGTGGAAGCGGATGTGGATCACGTTGCTCATTGTCATTCCTTGTGAACTTGGTTTGCCATGACGGAGGCGAGCGCCGGGTCGTTCTGGGCGATATACTGCATGAGACTGACCATGTCCTCACGCTGAATCACGACGGAGACATTCTCGTGATGGTTGGCGCCGAACTGGTAGGAGTGATCAACCCCACGAGACACGTAGGCTCCATCACCGAGGTGGTGCGGTTGGATGACAGTTCTCATCAAATGATCCTTTTGATGTAGTCTAGTTCGTCTGGACGAGCCTGTCGCTCCACGACCACCTTGGGCACGATGATCGCCCCGTCCATGCTGGGCACGACGTAGATCGGCAGTCCGAAGTATCGGCCGGAGTAACCGGGACCGTTCATCTTGAGACTATCGCTCCAGATCTCAAGAACCCCTGCATCGTGCGAGGTCCAACCCCGGACAAGATCATGGAACTGCTTGCCGCCGAGCAGGAAGCAGAAGTCACTCGGGGAGCCACCCTTCTCCACCACCCCATGCCACATGAGCCAGAGCTGATCGGTGAAGTGTTCCTGAGCCCCGAAGCGCTCACTCTCGCCGTAGGAGTAGATCGTCTCCTTGAAGTAGTAAGGCTCCAGGAAGCGATACTTCTTCAGGAAAGCCCAAGCGAGGCGACCGAGGAACCGGCCGATCCGGCCGTGCTTCTCAGTTGTGAAGAACTTGTAGCCAGACGGGCGGAAGATATGCTCGTGGCATTCGAGCTGAGCGAAGCGAACCTCGCGCTTCTTTAGATCACTCATCGATGTCACCACCATTGGCAAGGGCGCGTAGAGCGGCCTCAAGTTCGCTGAACTTCACTAGGTCTCCGTCGATGCAGGGCTGGAGGTAGGATGGTCTGTCGTCGCTGTGGAAAAGCGTGTAACAAACCAACTCCCCAAGAGGTCCCTCGCCGTGATCCCCCCACTCCGCCAGCAGCACCTTCGCGGCCTCCTGCGGCGTGACCTGCCGGGGTGGGGCGTCGGAGAGGGCGCTGAGAATGCGCCGCTCGTAGTCTGCCTGTGCGGCGGCTTTGGCGTCGGAGAGGGAAACATAATCGCCTCTCCATGAGTGCAGGCCGTCACGCTCGTGCAGGTAATAGCGCGAGCCAAACGGTTTCCGGGCGCTCCAGGTGTACCCCTGAGGATCTTCGGGTTTGTGCGACCACTCCAGCGGCCTCACGGTCACGCGCTCCGCCCGCGCTTCTGCGACAAGGCGCTGCACCTCGTCTTCGTGGTGGTATTTCTCTGATGTTGCGTTGCCCGTCAGGCGAGCTTCGAACCAGCTTTTCCCGTAGTCTAACCAGACTACCTTGTAGGCATCAGCCATGGAGCATCTCCACATAGGGTTTCAGAAGACGGTTGAGGTTCTCGACCTCACCATCCCGAACGCTCTTCGGTATGACCACCCCGTTCGGCATATTCATGCAGACGAAGTGGGAGCAGAAGGCAGCGTACGAAGGCCAGATGTCCTTGACAACGCCGAGATTGTGAAGAACGCAGAATGCCTTTTTCGGTTCAAGGTTCGTGAACAAGCAAACTTTCTGGCCGGGGCATCGGCGGATGTTCTTGGAGATCTTGGTCGTCATGCTGGAGATCATGGTCGGCTCCATGACTACGATATCGACATCACCACGGGTCCGGAAAGCTGCCTTCGTGCAGACGTTGAACTGCGACTTCATCGGCTCCCGCTTCCGCATCTCTTGGGCTGACATGCTGGTGAAGCCATGCTCTTCGAATACCTTCGTCTCCAGCTTTGTATTGCCGATGACCAGGATCGGCCTGTCATCACCAAACTTGTTCTTGACGAAGACAGGAGCCGGAGGATAAACCCCCGGCGGATTGTAGAATAGAACGGGCTGGATAGGACCATCAGACATCGTGGTACTCCGAGCAAAGGATGAGGAACTCAGCCCAAGTGGAGGCTTCCACGAGGACCTCTGGATCGCCGGCCGGGACCGGTGCCACCAGCTTGAAGACATCGTCCTCGCTGACGATCATCATGGAACCACCGCCGATCAGGTTGTGGAGGAGGAAGTCGACGCTGTCCCGATCTTCTTTTGGCTCGATCAGCGTCTTGGCGTGGTAATCCATCGCCTCCTTCTCGGTGTCACGCTTGGCATCTTCCTTCTTGTGGTCCTGCCACCAGTTGAAGATGTCAGTCGACCCAAGGCCCTCCGAGTTCTCACCAGCGATCAGAGCGAAGACATTGGCCTCATCCGCACCGTGGAGCCGTTCCAAGTGCCGATAGGTGGCGCAGAGCATCTGGGTCAGCCTGTCGAGCTCAGCGTGAGCATGTTTCAACTGACCCTCAAGCGACATGATGCGGTCGCCGCTGAGCGACCCGGTGTAGGTGCAGGGCATCAGTCGGCCCTCCACCAGCCAAAGTCCGAGCCGTCGCCTGGATGGGCGCCGAAGTGATAGCCCTCGGGAGCGAGGTCGTCGAGAGCGCTGAAGAGCAGGTCGACAATCTCGTACATCCGGTTGTCGTACCACCGCCCGAGGTCGTCGCCCTCCAGGTCTTGGATCTCTGGCATGTCATCCCACATGATGGACTGCCAGTCCACGGCCGAGGCCAGCCAGCATTCGGCTTCGCGAAGGATCGCCGGCTTGACCAGCGTCACCTTTTCGAGTTCCTCAGCCAGTGGCCGCATGAGCTCACGCTGCTCTAGAGTGCCGGAAACGATGGTGCCGACGCACCGACCCTGACCGTTGATATAGAAGTCCCACTTGGTCATTTCAACCTCCGAAGGTAAAAGTGAACTCTGCTCCGAGCAACTTAAGAAGCCCGAAGAAGAGAAGGGCGGAGATGGCTCCGTCCAGCATGATGTTCAGCTTCTGGCCGAACCAGCGATAGACGCGTCGGCGCTTCAGCTTGGCATTCTCCTTGCGGATGATGCTGATAACTTCTTCCGGAGTCGCCACGTCACTTCTCCGGAAACTGGCCGCGGATGTTCTGGTTGAAGTAGCGGCCGGACGACGGCGCAACCTCAAGCTCAAGGACAACATCGGGCGGGACGTTGCCATAGGTGGTCGTCGCACCGCTGTGGAAGTTGACCACGAGGTCACCGCTGGTGAGATCGTAGGTGGCAGACTCGATCGCGGACGAGTTGACTGCAAGTTCACGTGCCATAGATTGTATCCTCTTTCTAAAAAGGCAAAATGCCCCATGCCTTATAATGGCACGGGGCAGGGCAAATGACAACTGCCAAGTTTCTAGTCGGCGTGTTTCTTGTTGATCTCCATGGCGTCTTCGAGCGTCAGGATCTCGTTGGCGACCAACACGCCCTGAGCGTAGCCGAGCCAGCGGTTGATCTTGCCCTCGCTGAACACTCCTGTCTCCATCTGGAAGAGCATGTCCTCCAGATGATTCATGTCGACCGAGGCGGTCTCGTATTCGACGTCAGCATAGCCGCGTTCATTGGCGACCTTCACTGTCTCACGCATCGCGTCAAGGGTGTACACGTTCTCTTCTCCTTCTTGCAAGGTAGTCCACAAAGGATTCGGGGCATGGAGTGGGCGGGGTCCGCCCGTCTCCCTTGGGCTTGATCCGTTCGAAGCCGACGCACTCCCAGAGTTCATCGGGGATAGGTCCATCGGGACGAAGGATGGTCACGAGCTCCTGCCGCTTGGGATTGGAAGGAACCCACGAGCATTGGACGGCGAACACTGCGTCCCCGTCGAATGTGCTGTAGATGATCCGGTGACCATAGATCACTTCTTCTTTGAGGTCATGCCCAGAGAGCTTGCCAATCACCAGAGGATGTCGAGGCGCTGGGTAACCGATGATGACCGGATCAGGAATCAGCATCAGTATGTTCTCCTCTTGCTCAGGGCTGCACCGCAATTCTTGCAGACACAGGCCTCATATGAATCACTCATCCACCCTGGACCACTACGATAATCGGTCCAGGAAATCTCCATCTTCTCCTCATGTTTGCAGCGAAACCACTTGAAGAGGTTGAATCTCGGCGGACGGGCATCCATCGAGATATAAAGCGAAGACTTGCGAGGTACGAGCATCACACCCACTCCGGAACTTCGCGGTTGGTCCAGCGTGGCGCACGAGCGTCGCCCTGCCAACGGTTGCGGAGATAGGCTTGATACGACTCCGGAACCGGCAGGTGTGTGAAGTCGATGCCGAGACCTCCATGGCGAGCGCTGTTCTGGAACGGCGTCATCTCCTCCGTCTTTGGGTCATCCTTCGACATGACGTTGAAGAGAAATGCGGACAACCCAGAATCATATATGAACGAGGTTCGCCTCGCACTGTCATGTTTCTTACCAAAGCGATGCTCGAACTCCCTGCCCAGGAACATGGCGTGTTGGAGGGTCCAGCCGAAGTTGCCAAACGAATCGCGAACCCAGATCGAAACCGGATGGTTCTTGTGCGACAGGCCAGCGGTCAGCATTCCTGGTCCGACGAATGGTTCCCAGTGTTTCGAGTCGAGCCTGACCTTGATCGCCAGCGACAGCATCTGGTTCGCTTCCATGAGCAGCTTGCCGACGCGCTTGTCGTCGAGGTTCTGCGCACAGATCTCTGGGTCGGTATGGGTGACGAACAGGTTCATTTCGGCTTCTCCTCGAACGGGTAGAACTTGTTGATCCTGTCCCAGAGGTCCGGGCGCAGGGATTTGAGGTTATCGGTCTTTTGGTTGGAGACCGTGCGATTGCTGTCCTGATCGTGGACCAGCGTGATCGTGTGGAACTTGCGGCGCGGGAAGTCCCGTGCCAGCCGTTGATAATCATCGGTCGAGTAGGTCTCGCGAACCTCGACGCCGTTCTGCTCTTCATCGATGATCAGGGTGCAGGTATCGCAGTCGCTGTCACCACGGCGGTCACGATACCAACGGATGAAAGGAAACGTGTGGATCATCCTGCTGTTCCGTTCTCTTCGAGCCACGCCTCAAGGTCGGTCATGGCTTGCTCGCCCTGACCACGCTTGTATTTCTTGCCGGTGATCTCACCAGCGGCGCGCAGCATGTTGGTGATGGTCCACGCCCGATTCGGCTTCATGCCGGTACGGATGTAGAGACGAATGCCTGCCTTGAGGGCGGCAGCGCGGAAGGTCTGAACGCCTTCTTTTCCAGTGAACACAGTCATAGGAACAGCGACAGGATGAGGGCGGCAATTCCGAAGAATGTGCCGACGATTGCGCTTGCGTTGACTGCCCCACGTCGGAACCAGTCGGTCGAAGAGTCACCGCCGATCTCCAGGATGATCATGATGATCATCACGCCGACTGCTGAGGAGAGGAAGAAGACACAGATCTTGATCAGGAGCTCGACCATATCAGCCTCCCACCTTGGGCAAGGTGCCGTCGGCCGCGCGCCGGTACTTCTGGCCGAGGCCCTGCTTCGGGCCGTTCTGGCGGACCGAGACGTGAGCGTGCTGATTGAAGGACTTCTGGGTCATAGTAGCCCAGGAACCGTAGATAGTCTTCGCGTCCCAGACAATCTCACCCTCTTTGTGGGTGAAGGGAACGCCGAAGTCGTCTTGAGACATAGTCTCAGCAGAGAGATAACGAACTGCCATAGTAAAGCCTCCTTAGCTTATGACCCCATAATAGCGGCCAGCCGTGCAAATGACAACCGCTATTTATCGCTTCTTGATAAGGTACTCTCCGACGAATCGGCTGTTCTGCCCAGTGAAACGGCTCCCGCAACGGACTGGGTCAGTGTAGAAGATACGGCCGTCATCTAGACGATAGGCGCGGACCCGGACCCAGCCATACTTCTTGAAATGAGCGATGTTGAGCCTCCGACCGAAGATGAACTCAGACCACTTCCTACCGATGGGCTTCCGGAATTCGCGCCGAGGGAGATCACCCCTCGGCGGCAGGTCCTGATACGGGGCTCTTCCCATCAGAACTCGATCTCGTCTTCGACGTCGTCCGGGATCAGACCGATCAGCTTGTCGACCACCTTCAGACGGGGATCGTCTTCGGCCCAGCCAAGGCGAACAGACATCTCAACTGAGTCATATTCTCCCAGAATTTTCCGGAGAGCCTGCCACTCACTGTCCTTCATCGTGACTGACGTCTCAGGCTCAGTTGACTCGGCCCGGACGTAGCGTTCACGAAGCGTGATGACGCGTGGCAGGATCACTTCTCCAGCGGCGACCATGCGGTCGGTGGTCTTGCGGAAGACATCACCCATCGTGGTGAAGGTGTTGTCGAACTCGATGTTCGATTCCCACTTGGACTCGTCCAGCTTGAGAACCCGCCGAAGGAGATCGGTATCCTCGCAGACCACCGTGAAGAAGTTGCGGATCTCCCACAGGGCGTTCCAGGAGTAGAGGGTACGATCCTCAGTCAGCCGCTGCTCACACGTGATGTTGTAGGTGAGCTCGGACTCTTTGTCCAGGTCCAGCACCCGCATCCCGCGATAGTAGATGTGACTGGACGGGGCGTCGTAGATCTCCAACCGCCCGCTCTCGGCGATGAGCTCCAGCTCCTCCTTGGGCAGGAAGATCTTGTCTCGCTGCTCATGAACGGCGACGATCGAGGGCTCATCGACGATGATGACCGTCTTGCCCTTGTGGTCGTCGTTGAGGAACGACATACCATGAGGATCCTCGTCATCGACGATCTCTGTGTGCCCACCCTCGTCCCGCGTGTTGGACTCGAGTTCGCGGTAGACCTGCCACGGCTCCCAGTTCTTGCCAAGCTCGGTCGTATACGGCATCTTCGTGTAGTTCCAGCGGGACATCAGTCCCTTGCGTTTCCGCATCTGGATTGCATCGAATTCCTTGCCACGGAACTCGGTCTTGGAGGTGTAGAACTCGTGCTCCACACCGTCGATCAGGACGGTCATCTTACAGCCCAAGCGGGCGATGACCGCCACGCTGATCTTCAGGCCGGTGCCGAAGAACCCGATTGGGTTCTCCGTGTTCGGTTTTGCATTGAAGCCGAAGGTGTTGAACGACCGCAGGTCGATGAGGCCGGGGGTCACGAATACGAGGTGTTTGGTCACAGGTCCAACTCCAGGTAAAGAAGGTTCATTGCCTTGATGACAGCCAGCACCGGCTCCATCGCTTCGGGCTTGCCATTGACGACGATCGCCAAGCTCTCTTTGGCGGGCTCTTCCATCTGAGCCAGCAGATGGGCCGCTGCCATTTCGTAGGCGGGACGCACCTTGTTGTCCCGGAGCATCTTCGCACAGGCCGACAGGCCCATCATGCGGGACATCTCTGCATCGCCCTTCATCTCATAGAGACGTTTGAAGTTCGGGGCCTCATCTGCATAGATGGTCTTCGCGTCGGGAGTTCTTGCCATAGTATCCTCATAGGCTTGGGGGTTTACTTATGCACCCACCATAGGCACGGCAGGTGCAAATGACAACCGTAAAGTTTCAGCCTGAGCGGTTGCGTGTGATGAACAAGTGTTCACCCTGAGGGATCGGAGCGAGAAATTTCTCTTCGATGTTGAGGTCGATGTAGTTGTCGAAATAGACAAGCTGTCTGCCAGGACCGTTCGGCCCGACGGCAACTCCCTCCCGACCGACTAAGTCCTTACAGAAGCTGTCATCGTTTGGAATGACAACCACACGCTTCCCACTCCGCTTCCACGGATGCTTGATGAGTTCCGGCGTGTAGACCGGTCCGCTGGGACGACCATACATCAGATACGCTCCAGGTGGTCAATACAAGATCGAAGGAGGTTGATGATCTCGTTCTTCACGTTGTCCGACATCTTACGCTTGAAAGCCACCTGTAACAGACGATTGTTGATGACCAGCAGCATGGAAAGAACAGAAGTCACCCTGTCTTCTAGAACATAATCGTTGTCAGCCATTAGAACGCTCCGTCTGGATCGTAGAAGAAGTCTTCTCCGTCGAACAGGTTCATTTGCTCGGCCGCGCCGGGGTCCATGTCATCAGGGTCACGCCAGCCGATGAAGATGGGGAAGCGTGGTCTGTCTTTGATGCCGGAGGTGAAGAACTTGAACTTGACGATCCGACCTGTCAGATCTTCTTGCCAGAGCTCTTCTCGTTGGGCTGCATCGAATCCGGAACCGATACTGCATTCATAATCCGTTCCTCGTACGTGAGCCGGGATAAGATCGTCAGTGCCAAAGGTGCCCCGGACCTGGACTGAGCCAAGACTGCCTTTCCCGACGAGACCAGCCTGCCCGCCTTTTCGTTCGGTGTATCCCAGCGCGTTGATTTCTGCGTCATTGGTGTTCTCCATCTCTTCTCGCTTGCCGATGACCACGCCCTCGGTGTCGATCCAACGACCGTCCTTGACCTTGATCAGTTCGCACTGGGTCGGCGTTCCACGACCGTACTTGTAGAAGGACTCCGGGTTCCTGAGGATGATGCCCTCGTGACCTTCGGCGAACTTCTCCATCATGTAGTCGTCGATCTCCTCGATGGTCTGCATCAGTAGAGTCTCGGCGGGGATAGCCCAAGAAGGGAGGCGACCCATCTCGGAATCGTCGATGATCGTCAGCAGGCGGAGCTTGAAGGGATTCGGCTCATCCCACTTGTCGAACAGATAGAACCGAACATCATCATCCGGCTGGTTGAACGCCATCACCGAAGACATGGTCCGCTGATAGCAGTTGTGAGCCGCAGGATCACCGCAGATGAGCTCTCCGTCGTAGCCCTCCAGCGACTTGTTGTTGGCGACCATGGACTGAATCTGCTCGGACCGCACCGGTTTCAACGACCGGGTGTAGGCGACCCCATCACGGATGAAGACACGAATGCCGTCAAACTTCAGCTGAGCGTAGACAGGGAGAAGCTTCTCCACTTTCTCGGGAACGTACTTCCCGGCGAGCATTGGTTTCATTCAATCACTTCCTTAAACTCTTCATCAAGACCAGCTTCCTTGATCAGCTCGACGACGAGCTCACCGGCGCGGGTCAGCTTGTAGTTGCCGGGGAAGTTCGGGTCTGGTGAGTAGACCAGACCGCGCGCCGCCAGACGACCACGGGTCGGGACCGTGGTATCGGTGAGGCCTGCCAGCGTCAGATGACTCCTTCCGCAGACGTGTTGTGATTCTGACAACCAGAGCAGATGGAAGATCATCGACTTGGACAGCGTCAGTGCGAACTTCGTGCTGGTGACGTGTTCACGGAAGGTCTTGTTCATTGCTCTACTCCATACTTTTCGCGATACAGTGCAGCGAGCGACACCACTTGGGCTTCGTCCATGAACCGGACAGCTTCGCCCAGGAGGATGTAGTCACCATCCGAAGGCTTGGAACCGAGACCCATGGACTCGCTGGTCCCATAGGTCTTGCCGTTCTTGTTGCAGAGGAAGCCAGCGTTGACCGGCTTCAGCTTGCCGAACTTCATCCGACGCATGGTCTGTGCGACGTCAGCGTGTACGAAGCTCTCGGGGAAGATGACAGGATATTTCCCACCAATGTCATCCTCAAACATTATGTATTTCATACCATAGTCTCCATGTTATGCCCAAGTGAGAGGGCCGTCATAGTCAAGGGAGTCACCGCTGTCGATCAGGTCGTCCTGGGTCTCCAGCCAGTCAATGCAATGTTGTTCAGCATCGACCTCCGGCTTGGCCTCAGAGAACAGGTCTCTGAGGTTTTCCACGATGAAAGCCAGTTTACAGGGGTTCTTAGAAATGCAGTCTGCCATAGGTGCCTCCTTAATTGCCCCCACATTGTAACCCGCCGCGCTGGTGGGTGCTAACCCTTTGTTTCAGGTGCCTCTGAGGGGCCGCTGAGCGCCGCACTGGTGGCCGGGTTGCCCTGTGGCGCTGCCCTTGCCCCTTGGCCCATTGGTTGCCCTGTATGGCTCCCTGAGGGTCTTAGGTTGGCAAGGTCAGCGGTCCAATCGTCGTGCGGGTCGTCCTCAGAAGGGGTCTTGGATGAGTTCTTCTCCATCTTGCACCTCTTCCCACTTCACCTTGCCGTAGGTCTTTTCCCAAGCCTCGCGGCAGGCTTCCAGCGAGCCGAAGTCGTAGAAGTAGACACGGCGCTTCTTGCGCTCCTGCCGCATCTCGTCTTCATTGAACACATCGACCGTGACGCGTCGTTGTTGGCGACCAACGTGAGGGCAGACCCGGCTGAGGAATCGCCCAAGGGCAGTCTCGTTACCGCGTCGGTTGAAACGCCACTTCTCGGCATAAGCAGTGAAGTCGCTAACGATGCTGTCACAGGGAACGGACCCGGTCCACTCACTGTCAGAATCCAACAGCCTGCCGTTCTGGAGCTTCCGGAACCACCATTCTTCGTCGACCGACATGGACAGCAGCTTCTGTTCTTGAAGTGCATCTGTCTGCGGCACGTTACGGACCTGGAAGTCACTGAGATCAATCCCTTGAAGATGGAAGAGCAGGGCCTCCAGTCCACCGTTGTTGATCTGGTCAATCAGCTTGCCGAAGTAGTCTGCATCCTGCTGATTGTTCTTCAGGACCTCTAGCACAAAGTAGCGTCGCTCATCACCTGATGCCCGGATGACATGCGGGTCATTGGCTGCCATGATGAGGTGAACATAGTTGGGATATGTCTCGACATCGACCCCTTTCTGTTCGATTGGGATGCTGTCTTCGGTGACGAGCATCTTGAGGACGGACTCGTGCTTCTTGTCGCCTGCGAAGAACGCTTCATCGGCAAACAGGCAGATAACATCTCGTAGGTGAGCGTTGAAGTTTCCGACGAGGTGGGAGGGGTTTGCGACGTGGAGATGATGTCGGCCAAAGAGCTTTCCAAAGACGCTTGCAGTGATCGACTTACCCGTGCCCTTACCTCCTCGCATAACGACGGCGACTTCTCCAGGCGAAGCTGGGTTCTGCACTGCCCGCGCCATCCACTTGATGAGATACTCGTAGTACTCCTGTCTTCCTCCGCAGACGTTGTCGCGCAGGTGGTTGAGATAAAGGTCACAGTTTCCCGGCTTGGGTTCAACACTGAATCCCCTCCAGAGGTTGTAGACGCCCGGTCGGTCACCTTGCGGCATGAACCGCATGTAATCGAACTGGCGTCGCATGGGGTGATCAAGCCAATACTTGCCGAGCGGCTTCATCACGTCGTTGCCTTCTTTGTCGACAGCCACCTTCACCTTCATATGTGAGTAGCGGTTGCGGACATCTTCGAAGGAGGAGATCGTCAGCCTGGAGCGGCCCATGACCTCGTCTTCCACCTCTTCGATAACGCGGCACTTCCCGCCAATGTTACCGATGATTGCGTGACGCTCGTTCATCATGCGAAGGTTCGGGTCTTCGACCTGCTCCTTGCCCCGTGTCATCTGACGGGTGATGTAACGCTGAGGGTTCTTGGACTCGAGGATGCTTTCAGAGATCGCCCAGTCTGGGTCCGTAAAGATGGAGTAGACAACCTCATCAGGAACACCGGCCCGGAAAAGCTGGCAGATGCAGTCAAAGACCCATGCCGATCTGGAGTTGTCACCCTCCTTCGGTTGGTCAGGGTGCCTCCCTTGGGCGATGATGATCTTCACCCGGTCCGGGACGCTCCACTCGTCGAGCTCAGACAGGTCCTGGATTCGCTCCACGTTGCCGGGGATGTTGACAGTGACCCCGTACTCGCCGCCCTGATGTCCATCAATCTGCACCGCTTGGGCTTTGCGGAAGTCAGACAGATCGTATCTGTTCTTGTTGAAGTCGAGGCAGATCGCCATCTCTTCAGTACGACCGGCCTTACGCTTCTTCGCGTCCGGCACGTTGATCGTACCCGGCAAGCGCATAATTCGGTCGATGTTATGACAGTGGTCGCCGCCGAAGACCTGCTCCAGTCTCTTGTTGTAGAGCTCGAAGTCCTCGCACTTCTTGACGTCACCATCCACCAGCACCGGAGACTTGAGACGCCAGAATCCCTGATAACCACCACCAGAGAACACGATCACGGTCGGCTTCGGTATGCCTTTCGGCAGGCCGTCGGTCAGAAGCCCGAGGGCGCGCTCGCGCTCCTCGTCGAGGTCTTGCCCCGCCGCTGGGTCGATATCAATGTGGAGCCAATGCGCGGCCTTGATATCTTCCTTGTGAGCCTTGGACTTCATCTCCTTCATCACTTCATTGACGTGGAAGTAGATGTTTCGCTCGCCGTTATATTTGTCGATCCAGTAGCGACAGTCCGACGCATTGTCAGGTGAGAATGTCCTGGTCTCGATACGTTTCTTATCGATCTGGATCGCTGTAAGAACCCAAGGCGAGTTCGGCGCGAACTTCTTCAGGAAGTCAATAGAGAGCTTACTGTCCCCTTGCATAGTAGTCCTCCCAGAACATGACGAACTCCTTGCAGAGCGGCACGTGACCAAGCTCCATTCTGTTCAGCCAGTATCTGGTGACCCCAATCTCCTCTGCGATGTCTTCCTGTTTCAGTTCTGCCCGCCGTCTGGCGATCAGTAGCTTCTCATGATCTTTGAGCGGCTCAACATTTCCTTCGCGATAGTCCTTGACCTCTCGCTGTCCCCGCTCCATCTCACCGTAGACGTTGCGGCTGACGCCATAGATCGCAGCCATTGCTTCCTGCGTGAAGTTTGAGCGCCGACGGGCGATCAGCAGCTTCTCGCTGTTGCTCAGCCCTTCGATGCTGATCTCAACCATTCCACCAGCCTTTCCTTCTGCATGGTCTTCATGTAGAACTCCGCCTTCTCGTGCATCTCCGGCCGCGTCATCCTTTCGAAGAGTGACAAGCCTTCCGGACACCGGAAGAAGAACCACTCGCCTCCCACCTGAGCACAGATGAAGACTGTTCCGCCAATAGCGCAACGCTTGGCGATCCATATCTTCTGGGTCTGCAAGAGGGGGTGCGGGAACTTCACCGGGTTGGTGTCCGCTCCCTTGGGCCAGCGCCCTAGTCTTTTGCATTCAATCCATCCGCCTGCATAGTTGACGTCCGGTGTCCCGCTTCTTACGCGGTTCTCTACCGGTATTGCGTTTAAAGACCGGAGAGCCTTCACAAGCTCTCCCCTAGTCTGTTTGTTTTCAGACATACTGTGAAACCCCACCCTAGCCCTTCAGAGGGCAAATGACAACCGCTAAGTGTCCGGTCTTAATACAAAACTACGTGCAGACCGGCTTGGACGAGCATCACATGCCCAAGGACGGGCCAGCGCTTCTGGAACTCATCGTCAGGTGTATAGGTGAAGACCCGATGGATACCAGCGTTGATGATAACGCCAGCACACGACGAGCATGGGATATGCGTCGTGTAGAGCGTTGCACCAGAGAGATCAGTCTTGGCATTGATGATCGCATTGACCTCAGCGTGAACGACACGAGGATACTTCTCCTCACGATTCTCCAGAAGATCGATATCGTCATCGATACGGGTCGGGAAGCCGTTGTAGCCGGTGCCAAGGATCTTCCGATCCTTGACAACGACCGCGCCGATTTTCGTAGACGGGTCCTTTGACCACTCAGCGATGTGAGCGGCCAGTTTCAGGAAGCGCTCATCCCACATGCTGATGCGACCCATCTTCTGCCATCTCCCAGGTACGAGCCTGATTGATGATCAGTTTGCGGCGAACCATCTCCTTTAGGTCGAAGCCCAAGAGGAGGCAGACAAGGCCGAGATTGAAGGTGATCGACGCCATCTCCGTGCGAATTTCCCCCGTCTTGTTAGGGGCGGTCTGCAGAAGCTGGAGAACCTTGGCGAATTGAACGTTGGAGTCTGCTGCCAGCCGACCGGGGGTGAACTGCGAAGCAAGGCCGTGTTCCTTGCTGAAGTCACCAGCCCATTCGAACAGATCGAACTTGAGGCACTGGGCGATCTGGAGAAGGAAGAAGGTGATGTCGGCGCACTCGAAGGCCAGATCCTCACGTTCAAAGGCCGCTTTCTCCAGTTCCTGGATAAGCTCAGCCATCTCCTTGTTGCCACGAATGGCGAGCGTGACCGGGTTATTCACAAAGAACTGGTTGTAGGCCCAGTTCCAGACTTCATCCTGAAGTTTCGGTTCATTCATTTCTTTTCTCCATGCTTTTTGTCACAGACCATGCTGATGCAGGTCCCCTCGTCGTCCACAACGGTTGGACCACACCCTTCGCAGAGGCAGGCCCAACCGAAGCCCGGTTCCAGCTTGCTGCCGTCACCGAGTCCTTTCATATCACCACAGTCTTCGCCGAAGATCTCGATGGAGCATTGCTTGCAGAAATCAGCCATCAGAACGGAGCCGTGAAACGGAGGGTGGTCTCGTCATCGTGGTTGATATACCCAGCCAACGATTCGAACCGACCATCATAGAATTCACCATAAGGGCGAACCCACTTCTTCTGATCGATGAGGCTTTGATACAGCACCCCACGCTGATTCGTCGCCTCGATGCGGAGGTCATCAGCCAGGACCGTGTAGAGCCCTCCAGTCTTCTTGTGACGCCAGATGTTCATCATTTGATCTCTCCCCAGTTTGGGCCGCACTCAGTGTCGACCTTGAAAGGCACGAGCGGGGTGCAGACATCAAGGATGCTGTCCCGCATGATATTGCCTGCATCGGTTGCCTCGGCCACAGAACCGAAGCTGCCGTCTGTTTCGTCGTGGACCTGTAGCTGGATGAAATGACCGGCACGGTCCAAGTCGATGATAGCCTTCTTGGTCTGGTCCGCCGAAGAACCCTGGATCACCCGGTTCAGGGCCTTGTGGGTCCAGTCATAGGAGCCATCCTCACGGGTCGGGAAATGCAGCCTCCGGCCCATGACGGTGCGAACATAGCCCAAGGAGGCGGCGCGCTCACTCGCCTTGTCAGCGACACCCTTGATGTAGGGAATCTCTTGGTCGAAGTGATCCATGATCGCCTGACCCTCTGCACCCGCCATCTCTTTGACGAAGCCTTGACCTGAGGACCCTCGTGCTTTCCAAGCCTCGTGACGGCTTTCGAAATACTCGATGGTCTTGTTGCGACCCCAGCCAATGATGTGAGCCCAGCGGGTCGGCTGACCAATGTCCATGCAGAGCTTGACACCGCCTTCACCATAGCACTTGCCGAGGAAGATACCCTTGGCGTGACCGCGGTTCACCTTGTAGGAGGTGTCACCGTCCTTCTTGAGCGCCAGCCATTCATCGACCTGATCGTCGCCGTGAATCAGGCGGGTCATCATATCGTGGTTGTCGGTGGACGGGTCTTCACGGTAGCGGCGCGCTGCCTCCGCCGCCTTGGGCAAGTCCAGGACCGCCGCGAAGTGAGTCGTCCAACGGGGCTCCTGCTGAGAGTAGTCGTTACAGCCCCAGATCGCCCCTTCCTCAGGAATGAAGATCTTACGCCACTCCAGAATGATCTGCGGATCATCTGGCCCCACCCGGTCGGGAGAGTATTGCTGTTGAAGGTTGGGGTCAACCGCTGACAGTCGGCCGTAGCGAACACCCTTCTGCTCACCCTTCTCGTCCTCACGGGCAATCTGGTTGAACGTGCAGTGGATGCGACCGTTGACCATGTGGGTCCGCATGGAAGCGGCGAAGGTAGTCCGCAGCTTGTTCACCTTGCGAGCATGGGAGATCGCTTTGGCGACCGGGTCGTTCAGGCTCTCCAGCATGTCTGCATCGATTTGCGGCTTGCCGGTTGCCGTGCGGCCGACCTTGAATCCGGTGGCGGTCAGGGCAGGCTCAAGAGCGTCGGGCTTCCAAACGTCACCGAGCCCGACATTGACGCCAGTCTTGTCCTTGATGAAGGCCAGCAGATCGATCTCTTCTCGGAGGGCTCGCTGCTCAATCTGAGCCAGCCGGTCCTGATCAATCCGAACGCCGCGCTGCCTCATACGAACGAGAACGGGAAGTAGCTGTGTCTCCAAATCAAAGACCTGCCACAGATTGTTCTCGTCGATCTTCTTCCTCATCTTGGCGTAGAGTTCCAGCGGCGATTCGCAGTCTCGCTCCGCGTAGGCCCCGACATACCGCGCCGGGAGTCGCCACATCCCTGCTCCCGGATCGACCCCCATTGACCGCGCCGCTTGGACGAGGACCTTGTTGTCTTTCGACTCGAGCCCCCAGCGGTCGCCGATGTTCTTGAGAGAATACGACATATGAAGCTCATAGATGAGCGGATCAGCGATTTGAACATCGCGGAAAAGCGCATCCGGATGAAACTTGAAGCCGTCACCAGCGGTCGCATAATCAATGTCGTAAGAGAGGTTCGCACCTACATACTCCCCTTTGAACTTCTTCAAGTTGTCCGCAAGGTAGCGATCAACTTCCTGCTCAGGTAGGTTGTCTCCTCCTTCATGTCTCTTGGGCAGGTAGAAGCTGTCAACGATCCTGCCGTCTTTCTCAAGGGCGACACTGTATCCGGTGGTGTATCCATCGCGCCGAGGTCCAGGCCCAAGAGAGCGGAGGTCCGGGTCGCGGGTTTCGCAGTCGAACCCAACCCGGTCAATACCCTCCCACGAAGGAAGGGTACTGACCTGACGAGGCTTCCAGTCGCTGTCCGGGGTGAAGAAGCCGAGTTGCATCGGCCCTCCACGATCAGCGACTTTGGTGTCAGGTTTCTTAGCCATCAGTCCTCCTCGTTATACCCGAACGGGTGTTTCTGGCCGGTATTATCCGGCCGGGGGTGCATATCCAGGACCGGGATGGACCCTGTGGCCGCGCTGGTGGCCGCGCCCTGCCCTGCTACACCGCCAGCAGCCCCCAAATGCGCCGCCTGTGGCGCGCTGGTGGCCGCGCCGGTAGGGTTGCCGCCGCCAGCGGGCGCTTGCCCCTGTGTGGCGCTCTGAGCGGTCTCTGCCAAGGCCAAAAGTTTCTGGAGAATGGCCTTAACCTCGTCCAGTTCTCCCTTGGCGTTGCTGACGGCCACCAGCACGACGGCGAACATGAAGTCGGCCTCCAGATCGTCCAGCTTGGCGCTGGCGTTGAATGCCATCGTCAGCGGATAGGAGTTCTGGATGTACTGGTGCGAGCGGGAGTTGGAGGGCAGACCAGCCTTCTCCCACTTCTCGATGTAGGTCACCGCCTTGCGGAGATCCTGGATGCCATTCTTCTTCCGCCAACGTGCGACGTACTTGGTCGCGGTCGCTGGAAGGTAGTGGAGGTTCAAGTCGATGACCCAGTCCCAATGCTGATATTCAGCTTGGTAGTGGTCGCCTCCTTCTTGGGCAACGAAAGTGCCACTCATCAGTTTTCTCCCAGTTCATCGCACATCTCCCATTCGGAGACGAGAAGGTCTTCATAGAAATGCCGGACCCCGGTAGGCCAGACCTCAAGCTGTCCCTCGATGTACGACATGATTTTCTTCTTAGGCTTCCAGAGCCCCTGATGACCAAGCATCTCTTGATCAAGACAGAACAAGAAGAACTCAAGAGCATCGACCGCCTTCAGCCATTGCTCTTCCTCCTCAGTGAGCTCATCCCAGTCGAAGCCGGTATCCGTGAGGATCTGGTTTTCGTGCTCAGCATAGTGGCTTGCGCAGAACCAGTGGGTCTCATTCTTCGCTGGCGAAGGGATATCGCCAGTGAGGCGCTCTGGCTTGTCGTGTGAAAGGACAGCCCAAATGAGGCGGGCGGCGGCAGACGGGTTCAAGACTCTTAGAAGACAGAGAGCTCCGTAGGTATGCTGACCCACGTCATACTCACCGATGATGCGGTGGATGTGGAGGCGGCGAACCGCCCCCGCTTCACGAGCAAACTTCACCCGCTGGACTTTGGTTTCCAGCTTGTAGCTCATACCCGACGCTCCAGCCATTCGGTGCAAGCCTTGCGCCAGTCAGAGGCGGCGATGTTCTTTGCCACGTCCAGAGCGGCGAGCGCCCGCTGGCTCTTGGTGCGACCGCCGCTGGCGTCCTTCCAGGTGAACCACGTCTCCCACATGGGTGAGGCAACCTTGCGGAAGAACTTGTCCTGGAAGTTCGGCACCGGCCCGACCTCCATGAACAGGGACAGGTCCATCCCCCATGACTCGATGTCGGTGTTGACCATCGGGAACGGCTTGACCTCGCTGAGGTACGGATCCTGGTATTCAAGGGTCGGCGTCACCTTGTCCATGGTCTTGGTGTAGACATGGAAGTTGTTGGATACCTGCCAGTAGCGACCGACCGGCACTCCGATCCATGCTGCCATGTATTCCTGGAGCATCGACATGTGAACGGCGTTCGCACCGTATGCGCCCCAGATCATGTCATTGGAGCGGTTGGTGACGGTCATGTCCAGCTTGCCATGAACACTGATGCTGAACAGGATGCTCAGGTTGCAGGGGACATCCTTGCCCTTGTAACCGAGGTCATCCTCCGGCGACCACATGGTCACCAGCGCCCGCCGCTCATCCGGGTTCGCCTTCAGCATTTCCACGACGTGGGCAAGCTGATTCATCGGTGCCCAGACCTTGCCTTGGAGTTTGATCTCATCGATCTCCTCGTTCGGCTCGATCACATCGATCTGCTCGCTGAAGTGGTTGATCCAGCGATAGCCATAGGCACCGTGGAAGGTCTCACCATCATCGGAGAACTGGCCGAAGGTGGAGTTGAACTGCACCGGCCACGCGACATCGTTCCGGCCGGCGATCATCCACAGACCTTCCATGAAGTGGAAGAACGGGTTGGCATCCCGTGCCGGGTCGAAGATGACCCGCTGTGTGGGATAGTGGTACATGGTCGTAACCGGCCCATCGGCTACGAACACCTCTCCGTTGCGGCTGTCGCGGGGAATGCCCCACTCCTGAAGGGTCGCGCCCATGTAGGCCAGAGCTTCCCCGACGTTCGGTACTTCGATGAACTTCATTTAACCCTCCATGAAGTCGAGATACTGACCGGCGATCATCGCCGCATCATGCTGTTTGAGAGACTTGAGCCCTTCCTCCCGCATACGGTCCATGGCAGTGGGACTGAGCCCTCCGGAAAGGAGCAAGGCGAGGTGTTCGGCGTCTTCGACGCTCAGGCAGTTGATGTCGCCGACCATTTCCCCATCGGGCTGGAGCCAGTCTGCCTGGATGATCGGGATTGCACCAGCGTCCCACGCTTCAAGCGTCGTGTACTGGGTGCCGCCGCCGTCGCCCTTGATGATCGACATGTCAGCCATGAAGTCGAAGCCGCGCAGGATGTTGAAGGCCGCATCATGCTCCCGTGGATACGCCGCCACTGACTGCGTCCACTCGGGATAGTGCGGGCAAATCTTGAACCGGGTGTAGAGTCGGTTCTCGAAGCCACGGATGACGATCTCCTCCTCATCCTCTGCCTTGAGGATGCGGTTGGCGTCCAGCAGGATTTCGGTGTGCTTGTCGAAGTCGATGCGGCTGATGCTGACGCACCGGCGATGCTCCACGGCCTCCCCATTGGGCTTGATCCGCTGATACGGATGCGGGATGAACGTCGCCCCCGGCAGGAACTTGTGGCCGGACTTGCGGATGATCACGCAGTCCTCACCATCGCCCATTGCAGGCAGGTTCTTGAGCTCGGTCGGGTCGTGAACCACCAGCTTCGCGCCGGCGAAGATCAGGTCCTCGGCCACCTCAGCGAACTTCTTGCCGACAGCGACGATCAGTGTGGGATGCTCCATCGTCTTGTCGAGAGCATCGTCACGGCAGAGGTTGCGGTAGACCTCACCATAGCCGAACGGACGGGTCTTCCGCTCGGTGTTGTTGCCGACCTTGTAGAGATTGACCTGGACCCCAGCCTCACGAAAGCCTTTCATGAGGTGGGACAGGTAGGTCACCCAGCCGCCGGTCGTGTTCGGCGTCAGGTAGAAGAGGTTGATGATCTTGGTCACGATCAGAACTCCCAGGGGCGGAGGACAGGTTCGGTGAGAGGCCCTTCTTTGAGCATCTCCTCGATGACCTGAAGGTGATCGGCAGAAGGTTCCGGCAGTTCCTCCTTACCGAGGTGATCCGGCAGGATGCCGGGGCGATAGGACAGGTGGTCACACCCGTCACAGGCACCGAAGTCACGCTGCCCGTGGTAGAGCTTGTGACGTGCGGCGTAGAAGCGATCGGAATGCCAGATCTCATCAAGGTCCATCTCGTGGACGTTGCCGACCGGCATTTCGCCACGCCAGTCGTTGCAGCAGATGCTGACAGAGCCATCCCAGCGGATGCTCATCTCACGGAACGGTTTCGCGCACCGCTTACCCATCGCCCGATCATTCTTGGGCGCTCCAGCCCCGGCATGATTGCCCAAGGAGGCGTGGGTGCCAGAGGTGGAAACGTCGATCGGTCGGATGTGAACCAGTCGGCGAACCTTGTTCCGCTGATGCGGGTTCCCGGCGTTGCCACACGACGGATAGTCGTAGAACACCACGGGGAAGCCGTCATCTTCGAACAGTACGTCGCCGGTCTGGCGCATGAACATCGGGTCCATCTGCATCAGACTGTCGAGAATTTTCGGCACCAGCTTGACGTTCTGGTATTCGTCGAAGGCCAGAGTCGTGAGACCCTCGCTGAAGAGCGTCTTGACATTTTCGGCCGAGTTCTTGCCGATGATGCCGCCGCCGTTGCTTTCCATGAGGAGATATGCCTTCGGCAGATGCTGGCGGAAAGTCCGAACGAGGGCAGGGGCAGCGGGGTTCATCGTCGGCTCGCCGTGCATGGCGAACTCCAGACGGCTGTTCCACTTGAGACGCTTCATCTCGCTGGCAACCCGTTCGGCTGTCTCGAGAGTCATCATCTTGTAGTTGTTGTCTTTGCCCCGGATGCCGTTCAGGCCGCAGAAGGTGCAGCGAAGATTGCAGCCCTCCACGAACTCGACCTGAATGCAATAGGGGTTTCCCTGACGATACATGAGACTTCCTTTCGTTATCTCGGCTTGTATTTGCTGCGAGGGCGACCCTGACCCAGCCGGACCCGTTCGTACTTGTCGAACTCGCAAAGCTGGAACTGGATGTCGGTCGGCGACAGCTTCCCGTATTCCTTGGGCCAGTAGTTTTCTTGTTGCAGGACAAGGTCGAGGATGACATACATCGGCTCGTCCTTCTTCATCCGTGCAGAACCGGGGTCCTCATGCCCAAGGAGGCGGGCCGCACCACGGACACCACCGGGACCGATCGGGGTCCACGACCAGTAGTCACTCGGATAGGTGAAGCTGCGCTCGTCTTGGGTGACGACGTCGCCGCCCCAGAAGCCCGTCATCATGGTGTCCAGGAGAATCTCCTTGGTCATGAAGCCGGTGCCACCGAAGCCTTTGATCACGGACATGGCCCGTGCGGTATGCTCCCACGAACTTGTCTTTTGAACGATGTCCAAAATCGCAGGAACTGCTGCGTGAAGGTCGGTGAGGAAATGGTCCACGACCACTTCATACTTCGGAGCGATGATGCCTTGGTTGGTGATCACATAAGCGCCGGTGAACACCTTCTCGCGCTTGTTGATCCAGTCCTGGGCTTCATCCTTGACCGCGTCAAACCAGCCATCGGCCCACATGTCGTAGGTGATCCACCCCATGTGTTCGATGAACTCGAACCGGCCGAAGTAGCGAGCGAAGGCGCACATCATGATGATGTCCTTGGGATCATCGTTGAAGTGGTCGCTGTAGAAGGTGGAGCGGAGCATGTCCGATGTCCAGTCATGGTGACGGCGGACGTTGGTGAACTTGTACTCGCGGAGGATGGGGTCGTCGGTCCACGGTGGACCTTGAGGGTCTTCAAACTCCAGGAGTGCGATGCGATCGGCTTCCTTGCGGAGGCGGATCGCCTCCCGCTCCTTCATGTAGTCGAAGAAGCGGGAGACAATGACCGACTGGAGCATCAGCCCTCGGCGGTCTCGGCAGCGGCCTTCGCTGCCTCCTTGTCGGCCTTGGCCTTCGCGGCGGCGGCTTCCTTCTCGGCCTTGGCCTTGGCAGCGGCTTCGGCCTTGGCCTTCTTCTCGGCCTCCTTCTTGGCCTTGAGGGCTTCGCGCTCGGCGGCTTTCGCGGCCTTGGCCTCTTCGCGCTCCTTGGCCTTGCGCTCCTTCTCGAGCGCCGGGTTCTCGAGACCGTTGGCCTCGTACCACGCGGCGAGGCCCGACTGGAACTCTTCCTCGGTCGGCTCGATCAGCTTCATGTCGCCGTGGTTGACGTAGAAGCCGATGTCGAGGTGATCCATGCCCTCACCTTCGCGGATCTGGAGCAGGGTCATGCCGTCCTTGTAGTTGTCCCAGCGGAGGGCACGGTTCGACGGCTGGTCGACCAGCTTGTGGATGGTCCGGAACATCTGCCGGGTCGGCCGCTTGACCGGCTTGGGACCGGACGACTTCGACGGCTCTTTCGGAGCCTTGGGCTCTTTCGGCGCCTTGGTCTCCTTGGCCTTGCCGTCGCTGGCGGTCTCGGTCTCTTCTTCGGTCATGGCCGCGTCGTACTTCTGAAGGGCCTTCCAGGTCGAGGCAACGGCCTGATCGTGGTCCTTGAACGACTTGATCGCGGAGACGCCCATGTTGGCGGCGACGAGATTGCGGAGGGACAGAAGGGCTTGATCGTCGAGTTGCTTGAGGGTCGCCTCGTCATAGGCCATTCCCTGAAATTCAATCTTTTCTTCGGGCATTGTTCTACCTTTCTTGGGTCACTGTAGGTTGGTCAATTGCTCGGCATTGTGCCGCCAGTGGTTTACTTATGGCATATCCACAAACGCCGAGCAACTGTTATTTTTCATGCAACGCGGATTTTATTCAGCGCAAGCGCCAGTCCGCTGACCCGTCACCGGATCAAAGCCACAAGCCTCGGCCTCCTGGGAATCACCTTCCTCAGCCTTGTCAGCAGAGGTGATAACGTCCTCGTAGTTCCCATTCGGCCGGTAGGTCGTGCAACCCTTCGCACCACCCTCGAACGCCTGCATGTAGAGATCCTTGAACTTGTCGTAGGGATAGTCCGAGGGAACGTTGCAGGTCTTGGAGACCGCACTGTCGATATGACGCTGAGCAGTGCAGAGGACGGCGACATGCTCTTGGGCTGTGACATCCATCGCCCGCTTGCCTTTGACGCCCAAGACAGAGGCACCGTAGTCGGGCACTTCGACCGTGATACGACCCTCGGGCATGATCACCCGGCGGGACTGGGTATAGCCGAAGACCGGTTCACATCCGGAGGACACGTTGTCAGCAGTGAAGCTGATGGTGCCTGTCGGAGCGATCGATGTCAGGTGCGAGTTGCGGATGCCATACTTGCGAATCAAGTCCTGAACGTCGCTGTCCAGAGTCTGGATGAATTCGCTGGCGAGGTACTTCTCCTCGTCGTAGAACGGGAACGAACCCTTCTCCTTCGCCAGCATGGCGGAAGAGATATAGAGGTTCCTGGTGATGAACTTGAGAATCTTGTCCTCGAGTTCAAGGAAGCCGGGTGTCCCGTAAAGGTGGCCGAGAGCCTCGATGCAGTTCGCCAGACCGGTGACACCGATGCCGATGCGACGCTTGTTCTGGGCTTCCGCCTTCTGCTCCGGCAGCGGATACCGGGCGCGATCGATCACGTTGTCCATGGCCCTGTTGATATTCGGGATATCAGCGGCGAGGAGCTCCCACTGGAACTCGTATTGACCGGCAGCGTTCTTGTGCAGATAGCGCGGCAGGTTGATCGAGCCCAAGAGACAGGCACCGTAGGGAGGAAGGGGCTGCTCACCACAGGGATTCGTCGCGGCGATGGTCTCGCAGTACCAGAGATTGTTCATCCGGTTGATCGTGTCGATGAACAGGACACCCGGCTCGGCCCAGTCGTACGTCCCACGCATGATCATTTCCCACAGGGCGTGGGGATCGACCTCACGGTAGACCTGCCCGCCCCACTTGAGCGGGAACGGCTTGCCGGACTGGACGCACTCGATGAGCTCGTCGGTCACGGCGACGGACATGTTGAAGCCACGGAGCGGACGGTACTCGTAGGGAATGTGAGCCACGCCCTGCTTCGCACGGATGAAGATCTCGATGTCCGGATGGTCACAGCGCATAACCAGCATCTGAGCCCCGCGCCGGTTGCCAGCCGATGCCGTCGCATTGCAGACCGCATTATAGATCGGAGCAAAGGCCATCGGCCCATCCGTGAAGGACTGGACACCCTTGATCAGATCACCGCGCGGCCGGAGCGGGGTGATGTCATAGCCCACGCCGCCACCCTGACGCATCGTGATCGCTGCCGACTTGGCGGTGTCCATGATCGAGAGAGGTGGGTGTTCGTACTCGGACAGCATCTCGAGCTCTTCGAGCGACGGGCCGTCAGTGAAACTGTCGTGAATCCTCGGCATCACGAAACAGTTGTACGGGGTGATGTTCTTCAGCGAACCCATCGCTGCCTGAACGCGACCAGCGGACATGTAACGCATGTGAAGGCGAGCATCGCGATACGCCATGTAATGCTCGTGCGAATCCTGGAGTGCTGATGCTTCACGGTTGCAAGCCTCGCGGAAGGTCTCACCCTCGCCACGATACTTCTCCGCGTGAACCATGTCACTCGCTTGAACCTGAGGTCCGATCATGAAGTTCTCCTAGTTCTTCTTGGGCTTTCTCCAGATGGTGGAGTGCCCTCGCCATGTCTGATCGCCAATACTTCCGCTTGACAATCATCGTTACAACGAGAAAAGAGGCCTTGCATATGTGAGCAAAGCCTCTCTCCAGTGTTTGTCCTATATCAGGACTACTCGGTGGCCGCTGGTCAGGTGGCCGGTCCAAGCGATTTGAAGCGACGTCAGTGGAATGTCTTCCACGTCTTCCGCCACGATATACACCCACGACGCTTCCTCCAGCTTATCTTCAGGAATGAAGCCCAAGAGTTGGGCAGGTGCATCTGCGATTGGAAACCCGAACAACTTCGGATGACCAACCCCGGCAGACATTTCGCTGATGAGCGCGACGATCGTCGCTGCCATCTGCTTCCCCATGTCCTCCCCAGCCTTGACGTAGGCTTCTTGGAGTTGACTGGCAAACTGCTTTTGATCCATTACATCCTCACGACTGTGATCTTCTTGGCGGCACGGGTGATCCCAGTGTAGAGCCATTTCCACTTGTCCTTGCGGAAGCAGAACGACTCGTCGAACAGGAGGACACTGTCCCACTGAGAACCCTGTGACTTGTGGACGGTCAGGGCATAGCCGAAGTCGAAGCACTCTGCCTCACGCTTTTCGAACCACGAGGGCTCTTCGCCGAGGAAGTATTGCTCGTGAGCCATGACCGACATACCGCGCTTGGAATCTTCAGGCACGATATCCATGTGGACCTTCTGGTCCATGACTCCCATCACGTTCATCACGTTGTAGATTGCCCCGTTCAGCAGGCCCTCATCGTGATTGTTGTTCAGGCAGACCAGACGGTCGCCAGCGATGGGATACTTGTCCTCGATGCCCTTCAGCTTGCGAACCCGCCGGTTGGTCGCGAAGCGGGTGGCGTTCTTGCCGACCAAGATCTGATCGAACTGGAGGGCGAGCTCGGCTGGCATTTTCGAATCACCGAAGTCGACATATTCGCAGCCTTCGCCGTAGCTCCCAATCTTGGGCTTCTGGCCGTTGCGAACTTCGGTCGCCATGCGGATGATCGGTGACTCTTCAGCCTGCCGGTGAATCTCTTCCAGCATGACCTGAGGCCGTTCGATGTTGGTGAAATACCCTGCCCCACCGATCGGTGGAAGCTGAGCAGGATCGCCCAAGACGAGGACCTTAACCCCAAAGGAGAGGAGGTCCTCTCCCATCTTGGCGTCGACCATGGAGCATTCGTCGATGATGACCAGCTTGGCAGATCGGATCTCCGACTCCTCGTTCAGAACGAAGAAAGGCCGCTGCACGTCTTCGCGCTCGGCCTTGATCTGGATGGTGAGGTCACGGACCCGAGGGTGGATGTCAATCGCGGACTGGCTCATGCCATCTTCGCGGAGCTCATCGATCAGGGTCTTCAGCTGAGTTTCCATCTCCTTCAGGGTCTTTGTCCCCTTGTCGCGGGAGTTGTAGATCAGCGAGTGAATGGTGGTTGCGCCGTCACAGCCCTTGGTCTGAAGGACGTAGGCGGCTTTCCCGGTGAAGGCAGCGAAGATCACTCGGCCGTTCACCTTGGAAGCGATGTCTTTTGCCATAGTGGTCTTGCCGGAACCGGCGTAACCGAAAAGGTGGAAGACCTGCTCATTACCCGACTTGAGCCAGCGGCTCACTTGGGATAGTGCGTCTTCCTGTTGAGGACTCCATAGCATGTTGTTCTCCGGCTTGGGAAAGGGTCAGACCCCATGCAGGATCACTCCTGGGGATGCATGGGGCCTGACTTCGAAGGGGCGGATGGGGGGCTGACCCCTTCGAATTAGAAGGGCGCTTCGTCCGTGTCGCCGCCACCAGCACCGCCACCGGCACCACCTTCGGCACCGCCTGCGTCCTGCTGCTGGAAGTCAGCACGGGCAACGCCGCTGATCACCATCTCGCGGAAGTCACGAGCTTCTTCGAGCAGGTTGCGCTCGGTCGACGGATTGATGAGCGACTTGGCCCACGTCTCCTTGAGCGGGCTGATCGAGAAGTTGGCGAAGGTGCCGGACTCGTTCTTCTGCTTGACGGTCTTGATCACCGCACGGTTGGCGAACATCGGGGGCTTGCCCTTGATGATGAACATCGAGGTGAGCCAGTCACGATACGGCTTGATCTTGGTCGACGAGAAGGAGATCACGGCGAAGCCCTCGACCTCGGTGCCCTCGGCGTTGCAGATCAGGCCGTAGACGTAGTACGTCTCGATCAGCTCGTTCGGCCCGTTCTTGAAGCTGATGCGCTTGCCGTCGCTCCCCTTGGGAGGGATGCGGGAGCCACCATTGGCCTTGATCACACCCTGGACCAGTTCGCCGGCCGGATCGTGAAGCCCAACAAAACCGCCGCCACGGACACGCGGAACCCACTCGACCCATGCTTCCTGCTTGTGACAGGGGATGAAGCAGAAGCCCTTGTCGGCCTTGATCAGCTCGCCGGTGACCGTATTCAGCATGTCGCCGACCTTGGCACCGGGGATCTGTTCCTCTTCGATCTCAGGCGAGTTCGACTGGAGAACGTTGATGAACGGAATGGACAGGTCGGAGGATTTCGTATCCTCAAAGCCAGTGCCAGCATCTTCACCGTAGTCGTACGACCCGACAACGGTATTCTTCTCTTCGACTTCTGCAACTTCAGTTTTTGCCATCTCTTGGCTCCTTGCTCTGTTGATGCGGCTGTAACCCCGCCGCTCCGGGAAATCGTAGGCGCTGACTTCTCTCAACTAAGGGGTCCAACCCCTATTGCGTCCAGGACATTCATAGAGCCAGCTTCCCTGGAAAACTTCGGCTGATCAGGCCTCCGTGCCTATCTCTTGATCTTGGTCGTGCGCTGGTGGTAGACGCCGAAGAGCTCAAGCGGGACGTCTGCCCCTTGGCCGAGCTTCTCCTTGACGAAGGCGTCCATGGTCTGCCAAGGAACGTTGCGCTCCTCCTTGTAGATCACGGCGCTGTCGATCTCGGCCAGCTTGCCCTTGATCTCGTCGGAGAGGGCTTCCTGGTCCTTGCCGATGTCGATGTTGATGCGGCGCTTGATGATCGAACCGAAGCCCTGCTTCTCGATCCAGTCAAAGGCCCGCTCCTTACGTTCACCGCTGACGCTGGTGCGGATCTTCTCATTCAGCGTGATGGACCGGCCGTCCGGCAGAGAGATCTTGCCTTCCATGCCGTCGAGGAGCTTGGGAATCTCGTGTTCACTGATGCGTTTGAGGTTCGCTTTGGCCTCGTCCATCAGTGCGTTGAGGCGGTCAACCTCTGCTTCTGCGGCTTCCTGCTCATCAGCAAGAGCCATAAGCGACTTCATCAGGTTGTCGCCCGCAATGGGCGACTCTTCCTTGAAGTCAGAATAGTCGGGAATGTCTGGGGAAGTCATGGTCATCTCCTGTTCCAATTGAACGAGGAAACGGGCCTCTTCGTAACGGCTAGGCCAGCCGGTTCGTTGATTCATGCTCGCTTCTCCGTTCACTTGGCCTCCGGTGGGCTCTGACCCCGACTCATGGATGAGTCCGTGAGTGGCGCTTTATGAGCGGCGCGACAGCGACCCTATGGCATAGCCGCCGCCGCGCCGTTACCCATAAGCCGGGGTAAAGGCACCCTAGCCGCCACAGGGGCGGCAGACAAGCGTTTTGTTTCTCAAATCCAACTTTTCATTTCGTCGCGCAGCAGCTGAGAACTGATCACACGTTTCTCACGGAGATTGGTGATGATGTTCTCATCGATATGGCCGTTGGAACAGCAGATGTCGATGTAGTTGACGGGGTGCTCGTCCATGCCTGCCCGGTGAGCGCGGTCCTCTGACTGGAGCCTGTCGATCAGCTTGAAGCTGTTCGAATAGTAGACCATATTCTTGGCCTGTGTCAGCGTGAGGCCGGGTCCTCCCTTCTGGGCTGTCCCGACGAACCAGTCTGCATCGCCGGCCTGAAACGCCAGCTTGGATCGCTCAGCCTCATCGTCAGTGAGCAAGCCATCATAGCGAACGGCCTTCTTGCCCAGGAGGTCCATCAGCTGGTCGACGTCCTGTCGGAACCGAGCCCAAACGATGGTCGGCTGGTAGACCTCGTCGCGGATTTCTTCCATGGCATTGAGGCGGGGGTTCTTATCGCCCAAGGTGCGATAGGTGGCGGAGTCGGGGTCTTCGAGGTCCACGACCGGGATGTAGTTGCAGAGGATCTGCTGGAAGCGGAGAAGACGAACAATCGGAAGCTCACCGTCAAGAATAGTGCCGTCGTCGAACTCCACCATGTATTCGTTAGCAAGCTGGTCGTAGACCGCCTTCTGCTCCTTGGTCATCTCGAAGTAGCGCTTGGAGTAGAGCTTGGGAGGCAGGTCCAGCACGTCGTCCTTGAGCACCCGGTCGGTGATCTCCGTGATCCACTGCTCGAGCTTGTCGAGGTTCTTGTAGCGAATAAGCTGATCGAAGCCTGGATCGTAGCCGAGCTCCCGCTGACATTCTTCACGAGTCAGCCACTCGCCGAAGTATTTCCGGAACTCCAGCGCACCACCGATCCCCTTGCGCTTCCAGAAGTTCTCGTCAAGGAAACGGATCTGTGCATAGATGTCAAACGGGCCGACAGCGATCGGAGTGCCGGTGAGGATGCGACGGTGCGTCGCATACTTGCCAGAGGCGATGATACTCTTGGTCCGCTTCGCACCGGGCGACTTGATGTTGTGCGCTTCATCGAGAACATAGAGGCAGCGGCGGTGGCGAAGGAACTTCCAGACGAAGTTCTTGCCGTCCTTGGTCATGAAAGCGTTGTAGCTGATCAGACAGACAGCGAGGCCGTCATGCTTCACCAGCCGCTCCATGAGCGCCTTGTGATTCTTCGTATGTTTCTTGGCGGTTTGGAAGACCTCCACCATAGCGTCCAGCGCGACATCAGCTGGCATGTGCTTGGGAATCTCATCGCTTCGCCAGTTGCGCTCGACGCCGGGAGGGGCAACGACCAGCAGGCCGTCGATCTCGTTGTTCAGGTAAAGAAGGGAAGCAGTGTCGATGATCGGCTTGGTCTTGGCCGTTCCCTGCTCCCAGAGCAGGCCGTAGGCTGTGTCGCGCCAATGCTTCTCGAGGTGATCCTTCTGGTGATCAAAGGGATCGATTGAATGCTCATAGTTGTCGGGAGTTATAGCGTTCATTTACCGGCTTTCATGTCGAGATGGTCGAGGTAGCGGAGGAGGGCGTTCTTCATCGTTCGGGCCTCCAGATGGTTGTCTGCCACCATGATCACTTCCCCATCGACACGGATCGGATAGCGACCGTTCGCTGTGTGGGAGATCTTCACGCGATGGTGGGTCTTTCTGTTCTCTTGAACTCGCCGTCGCTCGGCTTCACTTACTTTGATGGGCATGGCAGCTTCCTAGATGGTCACGGAGGCAGTATAACCCAAGTGGGGCGCGAGAACAAGCGTCTTAAACTGCAAGTAGAGTCAAAACGGTCTAAGTAGAGCCAGCCGAAGCCAAGCCGGGTTGCCTTAACCTTTTGTTTTTATTATATAATAAGAGTAATAACACTACATACTCCACTTACTCTACCGGTTTTGCTGCCTCGCTACGCTCCACGGTTTGCGCCCACCTTGGGCCGGTTTACCGTGCAACTTGGGCTGTGGTGCCAGTAAAGTCAGGGAACCGTCCGGTCTAAAACCGTTTTAAAACAAAGGCTTAATGAGGTACGCTTGAACCTTGCTGACTCTACTTACGGTCTAAGTAAAGCCAGCAAGGACCAGTCATCAGAAAATGCCTTTGGCGGCTTTCGTGATGCCAGCGCGCAGGGTGCCGAGGCCGAGAGCGTTCAGCACGTAGACGAGCCAGTCGTCAGTCGGTTCGAAACCGGGGATGTCGAAGCCGAGCAGCTTCTCGGCACCGATGCAGAGCAGATAGATCGCAACGATGATATAGGTCTTGTAACCAGAGAGCGGGGTCATGATGCCTCCTTAGGCGAAGTTGGATTCGGCAGATGCCGTGGAGTGATAGCGCGGAAGCGCCAGTTTCGGCCCAGAATAGGTGGAGGGCCAGCGAATGGAATCGTGATCGAAGCGGGACTTGAGGATCGGAGCGATGCTGACCCGATTGGACTGGTTCCCACCGAGCGAGTAGTAGCGATGTTCGTCCTCTCCGACGAGGAACCCGGCGTGACCACCACCATTGCGACTGATAGCGAAGGGCGCGCCGAGACAAGGAAGGCTCTCGATCCCGAAGAGCTTCCAGTTCAAGGCCCAGTAGGGATTCTGCCCAAGAGCGCCGGGGAACGGCTCATTCGGCAGGGCCAGCTTGATGCAGGTCTCCACGAAGTCTCCGCACCACGGGAAGACGGCCGGATCGCCGAGATGCTTGCCGTCACTGGACATGAACTCGCGGAGTTCGCTGTTGTCGTAGACCTCGTGCATCCCCAGATACTTGCGGCCCTCGTCGATCCACGGCGGATTCTCAGAGAAGATCATACTGCCAGAGGCCGGGTCTTTCATGAGCTCGCGCATGGTGAGCTCACCGACGAATGGCCGCTGACGATAGCCGATCGAACGCTTGAAGGCAATGATCGCAGACGAGGTGCGAGGGCCATAGATTCCATCGATCGGACCGGGGTCGAAGCCGTGAACGACGAGCCGCTCCTGGATGGTGCGGACCTCCTTGGGCGTGAGTGCGCTGTTGTCTTTTGCAGTGAAAGGCATGGTCATTTCCTCGGATTATAAGACGGCGAGCAGAAAGGACCGAAAGGCCGTCGGCGATTGTTCATGTCGGTCATCATGTATTCGACGCAGGTCCGATGCTCGGTTGTCGGCTGGACACAGCCTCCGGTGAAGTCTAGAAAGCTCATCCTGATTTCACCGGTCGTCTCAGGACGATAGGTCCAGTCCCCCGAACCATAGCAGTAGGACCTCCAGGAATCCCCGAACCGCAATTGAACATAGGAGGTCCACTCCCCACGCATCATTCGCTTGATGACACGGCTGTAGACCACATCCTCACCCTCGATACTCAAATCAACGTTGATCCACGGCCTCTGGGAAGGTCGGTCGTCCCACACCTCTGCGAGCGGTTTGACAGAGAGGATTGCAGCCCAGGAGATGAGCAACATAATCCCGAAAATCTTGTCGCTCACATATGGCTTAGTCATTTCTTCCTCCCTAAAACAATTGCAACCCATTCAGCGAGTTGCGCACCAGTAAGATGAGCGAGATTCTTCGCAATTGCATAGCCAGTCATCGCCAGAAGTCCAGCGACAGCATTGCCATAGATTGCGGGATCACGTCCCAGAATATCGAGCAGCGGGTGAGTGAGGAATATCGCACAGAAACAACCGGTGACGACACGGACGAGGGCCATTTTCAAGGTGTGATCCTCACTGGTTAGGATAGAGACGATGATGCCTCCCATGACAGCACCGATCATCCATACGTTGTCTAGCACCCAATCGATTAGAAATTTCAAGTTAGCCCCCGTGGTGCCGTTGGTTAGCTGTCAAACACGTTTGCAGGCGCTCTGAGCGGGCCGCTGGTGCTATACTGGTGCCTTACAGGTACAACCCCGCCCGGTAGCGTAAGGTTGCACTGTAAGGGCGTCTGAGGGGTCGCACCTTGGCGGGTCAAGGTACTTCGAAGCCCCAGAAGTAGTTCGTGCTCGCTTCGACGTATCCGTCATTCGTTGCGAAGAAGGCTTGAAGCTCCACTGTATCGTTTGCAGCGAGCTTAAGAAGTGCAGTCGTTTGAACCGATGCCTCCCCATCGGTCATATCTGCGGTGTACTTCTGAATGGTGCGACCGACCGGAGCCGCCCCGTTGATGCTGATCCCGACAGCCATATAGGTCGGAGCAGTCCCGTTCAGCTTATGGGTGATCCCACCGCCGAAGTTGTAGTATCCAGCATGGGGAGCAGTGAACACGCCGGTCGTGACAGCAGACCAATCGTTGTGGATCATGTTGTTGATGTCAACTTTGAACCACACGTCAGCAGCGTTGTATTGATCGTAATTGCAGTTCCCCTCGAACTTCGGGTTCTGTGGCAATTCGACTGCACCTGTCTCCTCATGGGCGATGAGGGCCGTGGCCCCACTGGTTCCGACCTTGATTGTGAAGTTATTATCACCAAGGAGGCCCATCAGAGCGTATGTCGTGAAACCCTGCTGGAAAGTGAATCTCGCGTCGTCACCCACTCCGTTCTTGTTGAACACCTGAGAAATGCTGTCGGGCGAATTGAAGAGGACGTTCTGCCCATAGAAGGTGAACTGGTTCGAAGCATCGGCTGAGGCATTGAGGCCCAAGCCGAACTCATTCAGTTCAAAGACGCTGGAACCGTATGTCACTGTGAAGTCGGCCGTGATCGTGGTGCCACCGACAGGCATGAAAGTCCCGCTGAGGAAGTTCCCGATGGACTGCCATGTCCCCTGATAGAGCAGATACTCACCGGCAGCGATATCGAAAGCCTGCCAACCATCCTGAGGCGTGAAGAACTGCCAAGCGGTGCCGATGAAGATCGCCACTCGGCCAGCCAGCCCAGACCAGATGCCAGTCGGTGCGGGACCGATGATGTACCGGTCGCCTTCACTTGGGCTTGCCGGGGGAATGTTGATCGTGCGGCTCAGAACGGACAGCTGGATCAGGCCATCCAGATAGTTGAACGCGGTGTTCACCGTGAGATACTTCTGGTTCTGAGAAGCACCAAGTTCAGGGAGATTGAGGTTCGCTGTTGCCATTAGAACGGACTCTGCTCGGTCACTGGTCGCCCTCTACCAACAGAGAGTGACATTTGATAGATTCGCGCCTTGAAGTTGGCAGGCGCTCCAACGAAGGTGTACTGAGGAGACGTGACCTCTACGGTATCAATTAGCACGTCACCGGACGTAAGTAAATCAATTTCATAGCGCTCCTCATCCTCGTTAAGAGGAACCGTGGCGAGATCGAAGTCACCACCGCCATATCTGGTCTGGCGTTTCCAGGTGATCCGAGTGTCATTCATCGTGATGCGCTGGAACTGAACGTCGGCCACGGGATAGGGAAGCTCGGCGACCGGCAGGCCCTCGTGGACGGTGTTCTTGTAGTAAGAGCTCGCAGGGCCGTAGGTGTTCGGCCCATAGCGCCATTCAGTGACATCCAGCTTTCTCTCGGAGGGCAGCGGCAGAACACTGATCGTCTCCTCGTCCAGGAACACCACAGGGGCACCGATAGCGATCTCGTCATCCATGATCGGCCAAGTGCCAAGCTGACCCCGGAAGAGGCGAGTCAACTCGTAGACGTTGCCTCCAGTCCCTTGGGCTTCGATGTACTTGATGATCTCCCACTGACCGCTGCTCGTCTGAACAGCGATCGCGTTTGCCCCATTGCGAACCTCGGTCTCAGAAAGACTGACAGGGGCCTCACTGGTGGCGAACATTTCGACGGTGAGCACATTACCCTCGTCAAGGATCTCATGAGGTCCCCGAGGGAGGACCTGCGTCAGAACACCAGTTCCAGCGGGTTCTGTGATCTGAAGCGTCTCAACCAGAGTGTCCCCTCCGTCCAGCACCTCATAGAAGACCACAGATTCTGGGAACGGATCTTGAGTGGCAACCACACGAGGAGCCCAAGGGCGAGGCTCATCACCTGTCACGAGAGGCAGGTCCATGAAGTATGCAGTGGTGCGACCCATCGTGGTCACAGTCTGGGTGGAGTTGGTCTCATAGGCTGGTGCGACAGCGTCATAGATCGTGGTATCGATCTTATCGGCATTCATTTCCAAGTCTTCGCCCTTGGTCGTACCAGTGAGGCGAAACTTGTTCTCGTTGCCATTAATCGTGATCTCTACCCCGTCTCCGGGATCCAGGTAGACGTAACTCGGCGGCAGGAAGTAGGTGATACTCTCACGAGCAGCCCATGTTTCCTGAATGATCGTCTCAGCCAGAACTTTCGCTTCTGCAACCGTAAATACGATTGGATACCGGGTTTCCACTGTAGTCTTGCTGATGGTGTTCTGACGACTACCTGTTGCGGTGCCGACCTGATACTCGTCTGCTTCATTGATGAACGAAACAGAAGCGGTCGCGGGGAGCTCGACTTCTTGACGACGGGTGATCTCATATCCAGACGGCATCTGGTCTTTTGCCACGAAATCTTCAGGTGACAGTTCTTCAAACTCCACCAGTTCGCGGAGCTTGAACTTGATCTTACCTTGACTCTCGAAAGAGTCGAACATGAAAGCATTGCTTAGAGGATCAATGGCGCTCCTGGGAGACATCTGAGAGTCAACCACATAGCCGCTAACGATACCGCCACGCGATTCCAGTTCAGAGACATCAATGTCGTCTTCAGTGAGACCGACCCAAGAGCAGATCTCCTTGACCACTTTCGCGACCGAGCTAGCACCGACTCGTCCATTGAGCCAGTGCCCAAGACGCCAGTTCTCACCATCCGACCAGATGTCTTGACGGAAGGGAAACACAGGGTAGGGACGAGCGTCCCATGTCCATGCGCACATCTCGTTTGGAACCAGCATAGTCACCCCGCCCAAGGAGGGCGAATTGTCACGCCAATACTCGATCATCGCCTTGTAGTACAGACGTTGAATCTTGTCGTCACGATTGCCGTTGGAGAAGTACGGCAGGAAACTCTCCGAGGACTTCGGGTCAACGAAGACGTTCGGCTGGTTGGTGGTCTTATCGGCACAGGCGCAACCAAACTCAGAGAAGCGGATTCGCTTCAGACCGGGGGTCCAGCCGGTGGGAGTGCTGTTCTCCACGTTCGCGACACGCTCGTAGTGCAGATTGGTCCACCAGTTGCTGATGTCTTTCGTGCGGAAGACCCAGTCCTTACCGTAGGTCCCGTCGAAGATGTCAGTGCGAATCTGCGCTTCACGGTCAGCTTGGCTGGCGTAGAAATAGTCGTAGTATTCACCACCCTCGACCTGACCTTTGAGATATGCCAGATCGTAGATGGTCACAGCCTTGGGCCGACCATAGACATCGACACCGGTCCCGTAGTCGTCATGATCAGTTCCGTCTCTCCAATCACTGATCGGGAGGTAGTTGTCAATCGCAATGTGACCGCAGTTCGGGTTCGACCAGATTGTGTCCAACGGGAAGTTCAGATCACCAGTGCCGTCTTGGTGAGAATGATACTCACTCCAGTCGGCAGCATAACTAACCTCGGTATCGGTGAGGCCATAGCTGTCGAAGAGGGCTCGCACCTCATCAATCAGTGTGTTTAGATGAGCCGTTCCAACATAGACACCATTCTCGTCACGAACCCTGTTGATGCCGACCAGTTCGGTGCCAACGTAGAAGGTCTTGAGGTTCTGTGGATTTTGTGACTCAGAAGCAGCCAAAGCGCAGAGGAGAGCGTAATGGAGAACCATTCGCCGATAACCGAAATCTACAGCAAGGCCGGTGTAGATAGGAAGAGGAATCCCATCGACTACCGTAACAGTGAAATCACTGAGCGTCACGTTGCCGAAGAAAGCATCCATCTCGTCGGCGGCATCAGAGGTCTGGTCAACCGAAGGGGTGGAAGTATACATGCGACCGCGCCACGGGAAGGCTGGCTGGGACGATCCGACCCCATCGATGTTGGGAAGACTGTTATTCGGCGGAATGTCCATGAGAATGAACGGGTAGAAATGGACCCCCATGTCTTCGACATCCATCGTGTGCTGGATGCACTCCGCCACGGACCAGTCAGTCGGTGTGCCACCAAAGTAGGGATTTCCATCAGGGTCATAGGAGACCCGCTGAGCGGTAGCCCGAGTGACACCACTAACATCCCAAGTGTCTTCGTCCTGATTGCCTTTTACTCCGTAGAGACCGCCGATCAGAATTTGACCGAAAGCGGAATCACCAAGGGAGGGGTAGAACTCCACCTTGGGCAGTACCCTACAAGAACCGAGCCGGAGATCAGTACCGAACCACGAAATAACAAGGTTGAGGCTGTCAGTGTTTGGGAGCCCAGCACGAAGCTGCTCCATGGAAATTACGAAGTCACTCTTCTCCGAATTCAGGTTGGTGTTGGAGAACACGACCTCACCACCAGACTCGCGGAAGGCTGGAGTTACGCCATATGCCTGCTCACCAGTAGACGGGATCAGGTTGACGCTCTCGATCAGCGTTTCCATGGTCCCTTCCTCGAGCAGAGGAACATTCAGTTCAGCAGTGATCTGAGGAATGCGATTGCCATACTTCGCGAGAGCGAGGTCTTCGAACACGACGTAGGCGGTCCCTCGATAGGCAGAGACTTCCGACGAACCCTCAATCGACTGGATGAGGGGATCAGGCTCTTGGGTCTCAGATCCATCGTAGAACCTGAAGGTCACATCGCTGGTGTCCATGAGCTCACCATCAGCCCACATACGCCCGAGGGAGACGCCCTCTCTACCCTCGCAGAAGGCCACAGCGAAGTTGATGAAGTAGGTGTAGGTCGTGATCGTGGTCGAGCTTCCACCTCCACCCTTACCACCAGACTCCTTCTTCTTGTTCTTCTTTTCACGAAAGTGAGTCACCCAGATGATGTTCCCACCTGTTCGCGCTTTGCCGAATAGCCTCTTGATGGGGGTCCCCTCTGTAGACACAGAGAGGTTCATATTCTCAAGGCGGGGACCTTCCTGTTCGAAGTTCTGTGCGAACAGGCGGTTGTCAATGAAACTCCCGACCACACCAGCCGCCAGACTTGCTGCGAATAGTGAAAAGCCGGTCAGGCTCGATGCAGCGACGGCTGAAGTGAGGAGCAGAGTTGCCATTATCTAAACCTGAATTTCCCTGCCATCTTTGACGACCAGAATCTGGTATACGGTTCTTCACGCACCTCGTGGCGACTGTAGGCGTGAATGATCGTTCCGTTTCCTGTGTAGACAGCGACGTGTTTGATTGCGACAGACGGGCGCATACGGAAGATAAGAACGTCCGCTTGCTCCAGGCAGCTTACCCCGTCCATGTGTCTCTTGGCAATAGCAAGAAACGGGTCGTCCCGCCGGTGCTCACCCCATGTCGGGCTGTATGGCGGGACCCACTCAGGGTCCGACCCTGTGTAGTACTCCCGCCAGCAACCGGTCAGAAGTCCGAGGCAGTCGCAACCTACGCCCTTCTTACTCATCTGATGCCGGTAGGGTGTCCCGATCCAGCTACGGGCAATCTCATTCAGGCGTTCATTCATTTGTAGATACTCTGGCCTTTCTGAGAGCCGTCCTTCTTGGCGCTCCTTGTGAGGGTGTCGCTTCCAGGGATATAGTTGAACCCCCGGAAGTTCCTGATGTTTGAGAACTTCGAGGCGCAGGTGCTCGCATACTTGTTGCATCCTTGGCGAATAGAGAATGTATCACCATCAGCAATAGGGAACGGGGTTTTCTCCCAGAGGGCGACCCGGCCAGTCGTATGGTTCTTGACCTCAAAGCTCTTGCCACTGTTCTGACCAGAGGTGAAGGTAAGCAGACCAAACGTATAGACATCGTTCTCATCGTCAGAGACACCAGTCGTTGTCAGCACCCGGTCGCCTGTCGAGGATACCACCGATCCCCCTGAGGTGGCGTTCTCTACGTTGTAACCACAGCGCTCATCCCCGAACACCGCATCGCAGGTCTTGGAGTAGAGCCGACCGGTCTGCTGCTGCATCTTCTGGGCTTTGGACCTGATCTCAGTTGTGAAGCCAAACTCGGTACGACGAATCTCACCGAGGGTTCCGGAACTGAGCAGGGTCCTCTGACTAACGTCTTCGAAGTTCACCCAATACAGATCAACAGTCGCCCCGTCAAAGTCACCTCGGGCCAAAGCTTCTTCAGTGATAGCGTCAGACCGAAAGATGCCCTCCACTTCCAGGTTGTCGACTGCAAGCCCAAGAGAGGCGTCCACCTTGGAGGCAGTGAAGCCGGAGGTCGGCTCGTAGGTCAGATCATCGAAGGTCAGAGGAATGTCGCACTCAGTGAAGCCAAGAACAGCCGTGGTGTCACCATCGAGGCTGGGATCGGCTGTCATGTTGAGGGTGTCGTACCGCGCCTGACGATTGACAAAGTCACTGCCCTTGTTGTCGAGAATGATCATCAGACGCAGGATGATATGGTTCGGATCACTGTGGGTGAAGGTGTGATTGTGAGTGTAGGTGCTCGGTGTCCCGAAGTCCAGATCGATGCTGGATACGGTGGTCCAGTCATCAACACGAAGACCGCCGAGGGTCGCGCCGTCAAGATCGGCCTGTGTATAGACACGAAGATAGCTCTGCGCGTCCACGACAGTTCCGACGTTCGCTGTGTTCGTCTGGAGAAAGCTGAAATCGAAAACAGTGCCGAGTGGAACTTCAGATAGATCGATATCAAAGCTGGCGCAGTATCCTTCAGAGTTGTCCTGAAGGTTGAGAAGATATGGATCAAGAACGATGTCGTTCTCGAAATCGGGATTTGCAAAGAGGCTCTGGATCTTCCACCCCTCGCCGGGGGTCACACCTCCGGAATAATTCGGGGCCGGGTTTCCAGCCACGTTGAGGGGATGAAGGAGAGCTCCAGAGAAGTCAGGAGGGAAGAAGGCCGCTGCCACAACATCGCGAGTGAGCTTCCAGCAGTGAACCATCGTCGTGGTTCCACTGTTGAGGTGATCCTGAAGTGCTGTCGAGATATCCTTGGTCATATGCGAATCTCTTTGATGTTGATGTCAGGAACGCTGCCGGAACTAAAGAGCTCCACGTTTACCATGATCTCATCTTGGTCGAAACGACACGGGACATCGAACTCAAAGCCAGCCCGGACGGCGACCCCGGCAGCAGGAGGGGTCGCGAAGGTGATGACGCCGGTCGTGTAGTCGACGGTATAATCTGTGTCCTCCACTTGGGCTGCGAAGTTCAGGGCAACGACCACACTACCTTCAATCGGCTTTGTGATGTTACGATACCACGGGTTCTCGTCAGCATCATACTGCTTCCTGAGCTGGAAACTGACCACGCTGCCATCACCTGTTCCAAGAAGCTGATCTTGGTTGGTGATAGTTGACAGAGGACTCACAGACTTGTAGTCAGCCCAGTCCTTGAACCGGAACCCGTGAAGACGGCCGCGACGACCTTCGAAGAAGTCAAGGGTCGCATACAGATCGTCCATGCTGCGAAGCCCGAGACCGGCGTTATACTGACGGAGGGAGTTCGCCCAAAGAGAGTTGCGCTGCTCGAAACCGCTACGGAGGACGATGACGTCAGTCATACGCCGAGGACCACCAGTGGACCCTCGGCTGACAGATGTCGGGAACTGTACCTCGTGAAAGGCCATTACATATTTCTCCGTCCAATACTGACGGCTCGTGCTGCACGGGCCGAAACTTGCGATCTGCTTGCCTGGAACGACTCAGCGTTCGGAGTGGTGATGTTCCAGTTATGAACATGGGTCTCCCCACCGCCACGATTTGGCTCTTGGCCTCGCGGAGTGATGTCGACGTGCTCCCCGGTCTTCAGACGGAGCGGCACCAGCCGGTCGTCGTGGCCCCTCAGGCCTCCGAAGCCCTGCCCTGCACCCACAGTAAAGGAGCCACCAGCCGCCGCACCGGGCGCTCCGCTGAGGCCCGCAAAGGCGCTGTCCACAATGCCACCCAAGGCACTGGAGAAGCTAGAGAACAAGCCGCCTCCGTTCACACCAGCTTGATCACCGAAGAGTTGCTGGAAGGCTTGCGAAACCACCAGCTGGATGATCATTTTGTTGATGCTCTTGATGAGGCTGCTGAAGTCTGCTTCACCGTCAACCACCAGATCAGCAATCGACTTAGACATCCCATCGAAGGCCGAGGTGATGATGTTCTCCATCTGCGAGGCAGCGTCCTCGGTCTTCTGAATGATCTTCAGGAAGCCGCTTTCGAAGCCAGCCTGCATCGTGGTCTGGGACTCAAGGAAGGCGATGCGGGAGTCACGAGTAGCTGTGTTGAACTCCGCTTGGCTGATCTTTCCTTTCTCAAGAAGCTCGTCCAGGATCTCCAGAGTCCTGTTGTAGTTATCAGCAGGACCCTTGATGGACTCGAGGACGCTGTTCACCTCCTTGAGTTCTTCTTTCAGCTTCTTAGCAGCCGCCGAGGCACCTTTCTTGCCACCACCACCAGCTTTCGCCTCCATTTCATCGAAGTCTTTGTTGATCTGCTGGAGACGCTGGGAGTGCTGGGACTCAAGCGCTGCGAGCCGCTCGGTAGCACCAGCGGTTCCTTCGATCGCTTCACGAACTTCGTTGTAGCTGTCTTTCTCAAGCTGAATCGCACGAGCCCGGTCGTCCATCAGCTGGAGGTTGGTGTCGTTGCTGTACTCTTCGAAGACCTTGTTGGCTTCACGCTGTGACTCAGCGGTGCCATCGATCTCTGCACGAGCTCGCTTGTAGGTCTCCTCCAGTTCTGCGACAGTTGCCGCATACTGATCGAGACTGCCGACCCCGGAGTCGAGCCTCTCCTGGGCTTGGTTGACACCGATCGTATATAGGTTTTGGGCCTCTGCAAGATCCTCCTGCATACGAGCGGCTTTGTCAAGCTCGGGGATGAAACCCTTCAGCTGGCGAAGAGCGTTGATGCTTGCGAGGGCTGCACTTCCCAGATTGCGAACAGAGCCAGCGGCGGTGTCTGCTCCGGAACTAAGCCCAAGGAGGGCGCGCTGCGCCCCTGTGGCCGTGCCATCCAGGACTGCCAGAATCGCTTCGGCAAGGCGGAAGTTCTCTTCTGCCGTGCTGGTCTCCCGGCTGGCCTCAATAGCACCAACGATGATCTCTTCGAACGGAGAGGTCTCCGCAATTCCAGAGAGGCGATTGCGAAGCTGATCGAGGTTTGCCGTGCCGTTGCGAACCTCCTCTGCCATGTTTCGGAACTGCTCCACGAAATACTGATCGCCAAGAGCCACGTAGCTCGCGCCGACATTCTGGAGTTCAGCAGCAAGGGCACTTTGAGAGGATTTCAGAATATTCGTCTGGTTCGTCAGTTCTCTCATAGCCTCAACACGAGTGATCGTGCTGAGCTTATCAGCGATATTTCCGACCTCGCCGTTGACCCCAGCGTAGGCCTCACGGACATCATTGGCAATCGACTCCAGCCTTCTCGTGGAGGCTTCGATCACTTCGGAGCGGCTTCTCCAGACGGCCATGATGCCGATCACAGCGATAAAGGCGGCGCTGACAGGACCGCCCAGAAGGGAGACGATGGTCCTGAGACCAGCGGCCACTAGCGAGAGACCCGGCACGATGCGGATCAAACGCTGACCGAAGGTGTTCGCCGCCGCCGTCGCAGCCGCTGCTCTTGATTGATCTGCTGCCAGAGTGATAGCCGCATTCCGTTGAGCGCCCATCGCCGCGATCAGAGCGCGCTTGGTGGAGACAAGGTTCTGCTCAGCGATGTTGATAGCCTGCGTCGTCTGAAGGTTGCGACGGACTGCGGTGTCATATTCGATCGTCCGGCCGGTAAGGGTGCTGACGGCAGTCTGCTTCGACCGGTCGATAGCGATGCTCGCCTGATCAGCACGGAGGGCCTGAAGCTGAGCAGCGATCTCAGCCTTCTGAGTCGTGAGATACCTCACTGTCTGAGCCTCAAGACCAGCCTTGGCTCTTGATTCAGCGAGGACTGCCGCAGCCTTGGCTTCGTTCGCTTGGACAGAGCCGAGAACAATGGCAGATCCATTCCGGACAGCGGCCTGATACGCAAGCTCCTGACGGGTAGCGTTGATAGTCGAACGGAGGATGTTTCCGCTGAACCTTGCGGCCACAGATACACCATAGGCTGCGAGCAGTGGAAGAAGGACATCGAGAGAATCGGAGACCGCCCTGATCGCATCAGCCAGACTGGCCGAGAACTGGGTTGCGTCATCGAATGAATCTAGGGTACTGAGCAGGTTCGTACGAAGAACGCTGATCGCCTGACCGATGGTCGATTGGGTTTGGGCGAACGCAGAATCAATTTCAACACCAGCATTGCGGAAGGCATCAATGATAACCTGCGAAGTGATCTTGCCGTCGGCACCAAGAGCTCGCATTTCACCACGAGTATTGATCATTGCCTCTGTCAGCGTCTGGGCATTGATGACGGCATCCTCGCCCAAGGAGCCTCGGGAGATCTCACCGATTCGCACCAGTTCTTGACCGATGACGTCAGCGACATACGGAAGCTGTTCCAAGACAGAGCGAAGTTCTTCACCGTTCAGGCGACCAGAGGCCATACCCTGCGACAGCTGGATCATGGCGGCGTTTGCTTCACGAACGCTCGCACCAGACAGGATCACTGCCTTACTCAGTCGCTCAGTGTAGTTGAGGACCTCTTGCTGAGTGTAACCGAGAGATCGGAGGGCAAGGGCCGCTCTCGTATAGGTCTCGGATACTGACTCGAACTCAGACCTCGTCCTTTCGGCAATACCGAACAGAGACTGTTGAACCGCTTCAAGCTCAGCCGTGCTATTGGTCACGAGGCGGAGGCGGTTCTCGAAGTTCGTCAGGCTGTCCAGCATACGCCCAAGGGAGGCGACCGTACCAGCGGCACCGAGAGCGAACACAGCTTGCTGAAGAAGATGGATACCCTTGGAGGCACGGCTGGCCGTGCTACCGATATCCTCGATCCTGCGACGTACGACACGGGCTCCGCGCTCACGGATGACAATGTCTAGATTCTCTGTTGCCATGTTACCGCTCTAGAAGTCTCGTGGTTGCGATCTCGCCCCTCGCCTCGAGAAGAGCGGTTTGGACCCAGTCGTTTGTCTGTTGACTGGAGTACCCATTCCGCAGCTTCTGGAGATAGGGGATTGCATTGGTCAGGTAGACTGTGCGACCGGCTTGGCCGGTGCCACGTTGAAGACCAACCTTCAGCTGATCAATTTGAGCGATACCGGCAGCGATCGCCGCTCTTGCATTCGCCCGCTCACCACGACCGAGGTTCTTACCCGGTGAGTAGGCGGGGATGACTGCTCTCGTAGGGTTGTAGATGGAGGCCCGCCAGTTCGAGCGGGCCACACCTTTATCGACCGGAGTCCCTTCAACTAGGGCGCGGAGAGCTCGCTTGGCGACCCTCTTGGTCATGTCAACGGAAGCGTTTTCCATACGAAGAGCCCGCTTCCGCATATTGCGACCAAATTGGATCATTGTTGCCATGACGCTAGCTCTTCTTGCGATTGTGCTCCAGGAAGGCCCCATCCATAGCTCGAATGTGATGATGCATGGCTTCCCGCTGGTCGTCGTCCAATTCGAGCGCATTACAGTACTCGTGGACGACGACCCACGGAATAGGACCAAGACCCATCCCAATCTGGCGGCTATCAGAGATATCCATGAACCCATTATAGTAGAGCTCTAGCCCCATTGCAAGCTCCGGAGCATTGGATATCTCTTCTGGGATCTCAAGCCCGTCCCTCAGGGCTTCGGTCATGATCCTTACCTCTACGTCACCCCTTACGAGGTTATAGAGAAGGACCTCTGTCAGTTTTTTGCATCTTCCTCCATCTCTTCCTTGCGGAAGATTGCGATGCCATCGGCCTGCTTCTGCAGATCGAAGAACAGATCGGGCAGCTTGCGGAAGGTCAACATGACGTTGTCCTTCGAGTACTCGCCGACGGACCCGTCGGGCATGTGGATACCGCGTTCCCAGACAGTGGAGCCATCCTCGGCCTCGCCGGAGTTGACTTCCCAGTCCTTGATGACCGTGGTGGCGTAGACGTCGAACAGAAGCTCCCGGCTGCGCTTCTCCGGCATTGCACCGGCTTGGATCGCGCGACGGAAGGGCTTCGACTTCGTCTCCATGTATTTCGTGTACTTCTTGTTCGCACCGCCGGCACGAGCAAGAAGGACACGAAAATCACCATAGTCCACCCAGACGCCTTCGGCTTCCAGGTGTTCATCGGCGGCGAACATATCATACATCGACATTTTGGTCACTCCTTGGGTTGTCGATTATTCGGCTGCATCCGGCAGGTATGCGAACCACGTCCACAGCAGAGTGTGGGAGAAGCCACTGTAGGCGTCCAGACCCTCTGCTGCATCCATTGCGAGCGGGATGGTCACCGGCTCGTTTGCCTCCACGTTCAGGCGACCATCGCCGAGGGCGATCAGCGGGATATCGATTGCGATACCACCGTTGTTCTTCACGATGATAGCGTCCATCGTGATATCGGCGTTGTTGCGAACGGCCGCGATTGCGGAGACGTTGTTGAAGTAGGCGGTGACGGAGCCACTGACCTGGAAGATGCCAGCGGTGAGATCGAAACCACCGAGAACCGCGACGGCCTTGTTGGCGGTCACGTTGTTGTTGACGTTGACCGTGATCTCAGTCACGTAGGTCGCCAGCGGCACCGGAGCTTCGTCTGCCGAGGTGACCTGAGCAATCTTCAGGCGGTTGAAGTCCGAGCTCGTGTTGTAGACGTCAGCCGACATCGGTGCCTGAACGTTCGTCTGCAACGGACCCTCGGCCGCGGTGCGGAGAAGCTCATCAAGGCCGACGAAAGTCGCGTCCACGTTCACGAGGTTTGCCGTCGGGATGTTGAAGGCACCTTCGTTCCAGACCATGCCCTGGAGGACCTGCGACTGAACCTGAGCGGGCTGGGCGTCGTCAGGAACGCCGAGGAGACGCTCGAGGTGATAGGTGTGGCGCGTAATGTCGGTGCCGGTGCGGTTACGAAGGACGTCACCGAAGAAGATCTGGATCGTCTCGGTGGTGGTCGCCTCGGTGACCATTGCAGCGGCGGACTTGTCGAGGACCAGAGCATTCGCCGAGATCGACCGGACCCGCTTGAAGCCGTTGTTCACAGCATTGGTGAACTCGGTGATCGCTGTGTCACCGCCGAGGAAAATCCACTGACCGGGGATGAGCCCAAGAGTGGTGAAGTCCAGGGTCGTCGAGGTAAGGGTCGGGAAGTCACCCGAGATGTCGACGTCGATGTCGCCAGCGTCGGCCTGGAAGCCGACGACCTGAACATAGGCACCGGTCGGAGGCGAACCCTCGGCCGTCAGGCCAGCGACTGCAATGGAGGTGTCAGCGGTGACAGCGGTGACAAGACCCATGCCGTTGTTCGCAGCATTGGAGAACTTGAAGCCTTTCACGAGACTGCCGTCCAGGAAGCCAGTCGTGGAGGCCATCTCGTAGACGGTGCCAGTGACAGCCGTCACTTCTTCAAGACCCTTGCGCTCCCAGTTCGAGAACATCAGCGACTGCATGATGTCTTCGAAGTTCCAGAGGGTGAGGTTCTGGTTGAAACCACCAGACGCGTCAAGGTCCGTGACGGAACCTTTCTTGCGCGAACGGGTGTCGGTGATGGGGGCGGGTGCGACAGTCGTGATATCGCTGCCGAAGTCCCCGTAGCTGTTCGGCTCCAGACCTTTCCAGACGGGCGAGCTCAGCGTCTTGAGGGAGGCTTCCTCAGCGTAGGCGAGTCCGGTGGAGTTGGAGTCGATCTTTGCGACCTGTGCCATGTGGCGCTCCTTTACTTGATTTCATCGTATGTGAATTCTGCAAGAACGTTCACCTGAAAGAACTTGCCATCACGGCCGACTTCATTCATCCTCACGTTCCTGAACCACACTCCCCCTGGAGCGCTGTTACCCTCGAAAGCGTCTGCGACCACCTTAGCCAAAGGCAGAGCATCTTGCAAGCCCTTTCCTGCCGCCACAAAAATGCGAGCAGTAAAGATGCCGTTCCGTTCAAAGCGGGCTTGACCAGTCCCAGAACTGAGGCTTGCCTGTCTCCCACCTGCGTGTTCGATACTGACCCAGACCCACGGCTGATCATCAGGCATACGGTCTTTGTCAACTGCCTCGTAATAGGCAGGATAGGAGGTGGGGTCCCATGCAGCCTTGAAAAGACCATAAATGGAATCATACGATTCTTCGAACGTGAGACTCATCGGCGAACTCCTATGAAGCCCAGGAGGGTGGTCGTCCCCGGCTTGAGGATCTGCGAAGCGACGACTCCCCAGCGGACACCACCATCATCGACCTCCTTGTAGAGGCGAAGGTCGTTCTCCCCTTGGGCTACGATGATGATCTGCTCGCTCCAGGCGATCATGTCTTCGATCTCGGTGCCGAGGCCGAGGGACTGAAGTCCGAACTGCCGGACGGTTCCAGGAGGAACGAACACGCCCTTCAGGGGGAGAAACTGTTCATTCGGATTGTCCCCCGGCCCCCACCATGGACGCTGAGTATCACCAGCATCCTGGTCCAAGCGAACGAGTCTAAGGTCCCGTCCACGTTTCGTAATCAAGCGATTGGCAGTTGCTGCCATCCTTTCGTAGAATTCAGGCACGGATTACGCCTCCCCCAGCACCGGCCACGGTGAAGGCGCGGATCAGGCGATCGGCAGCAGGATACCGTTGGATCGACACGGAACCTCCATATTCATATTCTTCTTCGATCGGACCCACCTTCTCACGGCGGAGAAGGATCGGGCCACCAGAGGCGTCAGCAGCACTGTCCTGCATCAGAAGGGCAGCATGGGCGCGAACGGCGTACTCGGCGGTCGCTTGTTTGATCTTCTCAGGGACACCAAGGATGCGGTTGCCACGAAGATCGTAGATGCCGGTCCGGGGAAACGACAGGGGCTGGGAGCCACCGTCCGTGCCGCCGGTGAACGCCGTAATTGTGACGTTTGTGAGCGACCCTGAGAGCTCCGTGTAGGCCCCGCTTGCGCCGGGGGCGGTAGCGGTAAGGGTGGCAACGCCCGCCGCGCTGGTGGCCGTGCTGTGGCGGCTGGCTGGCGTTGCTGCGCCGTGCGTTACCCCGGCTTGCAGCACCACGCCCATCAGAGCGTCTACAAAATTGGCACTCGTAGCCGCTGCATCCGCCCCGATCAGCACTTCATACGGTTCACCGGTCAGGGCGGACACGAAAGTGTAGACATCATCACCGACGGTCAGCGTCTCGCCAGTGAGGGGAAGCCCAAGAAAAGAGACGGTCGCCTCGGCGTAGGTGGTCTCGAACGAGGTCAGAGGAGTTCCACGGAAACGACTGCCGAAGTTCTTCTCGATGTAGTCGGTTGCCTCGATGCAGGCTTCTTCCTGCTCTTCCTGCGATGCCGAAGACCACTCGTTCTCGGTCTCGCGACCACGGGCCGTGAGATAGTCGGTGACGTACTGAGCTGGAACATAGGAGTTCGCTCCGTAGATGCCGATGCCTGTTTCGACTTTGATGGTCATGGCTGCTCCGTGTGGTTGAGTTGCCTATGGCTAGGTCGGGGGATTCTCTGCGATCAGCAGACTGAGTAGAGACTGACCCGCGTCACGGCCATTCTCTTGCATCCCATGAGCAGTATAATGCGGGTCATCTGCATCGGTCAGTTGGTTTCCGGTGTCCGGGACGATCACATTGAAACGATCCTGTGACCACGTCGCGTCACCACTGTCCTGATCCAGCAACTGTTGAGCAGCGATCATAGCCGCTCCGCGCCCGTCATTCTGGTCAGTAGGCTCATAATGCTCACCAATCGTCCACAGAACCATCGGAACATCAGCGATATCAGTGCGAACATTGTTGATGAGCTCAACCATCTTCTCCATCCACTGACCCGGAATGGTGTAGTCCCCACCATACAGATCATTGGCCCCTAGGGACCAGACCGCGCCGACGATTTCGTGAGCAGGCCCAAGGGCGTCGACAGCAGCCTTCATGGCGACCATCTCGTCATACATGCGAGAGCCAGTTTGCTGACCATTGACTTCAGCAGTAGATCCTTTGACCCAGTCCTCTGTGTTAGAAAGCCCGGAGCCGGGATCACCAAGCGCCATGATCAGGAGAGGGCGACCACGATTTGCAGACCAGCCGACGATCTCACCGCCGACGGCGTGGGTGGGAGACATACGGCGGGCTTCAACCGAGGCGACCGGCTCGATACAGGGCTGAGGGATGTGGCGAGTGCTGTCGGTGGTCGGATAGGTGCCAGAAGCCCGAAGACACGGCATATACCAGATGCGAGGATCGTAGGCCGTCTCACGAGCACTGGTCGGGATGTCACCCGGTTCATCACCAAATCGTTCAGACGTAGCGTTCGCAGCGTTGCTATCACCAGCAACAATGATCACATCGCAAGCAACTATGTTCGGATCGACGGTGGACAGATCGTAAGCGGCGATATTGTCGACACGACCGGCGTAGTCGGTAGAAGGTTGGAGATCGATACGTGTCGCCGCGTTGGCCGCTTCAGCCGCTGTTACATACTCAAAGTCCATGTAGTTGACAATGAGTTGTCGGCTGTTCGTAACACCTGGAGAAGCGAAACGGGCTCTCAGGGAACCAGCAGTGATCTCGTGATCAAAGTGGATGAAATGAGCATGCCCAGGAGTGATTGGCTCGTCGAGTGAGAGACGAGCGGCCTGACCGGGGTTTCCACCAGTATGGGAGAGCCATCCATCAACATCCACTTCCCAGTTGGAGCGGAAATTGATGTGAGCGGTATCATCGAAAGTGGACTGAGCCTCAGTGAAGAAATTCTCAGGAGCCAAGAGGGGATCTACAGGCTCAGGAGCCACGTCGCCACCCAGCTTCTCGAGACGATTCTTCCTCGCATAGTAAAGCGCCGCCCGGAGGGTCCGGGCGACGGCAGTGGAGCTTCTCAGGCTGGCGAACCGGGGCATTGGGTTCTCACTTCTGGATGGTGCGGGCCGGGCGATTCTGACCGCGAGGGTTCTTGCGGGACATTGCCTGATCGAGAGGCGACTTGGCCGACTTCTCGAGCTTGGCGAACCGGGCCATGCGCTGCTCGTTCTGCTTCTTGATGAAGAGCTGACGAGCCTCCTGATCGGTCATCTCGGGAATCTCCCGGAGCCGGCGAGCGCGGGTCAGCTGAACTGCATGACCGGCGCGGTCGAACAGATCTTTGAGACGGTCGATCTCGAGACTGATCTCGTTGCGGCGCTCCTTGAGGGTATCCTCGAGAGCCTGGAGATCCTCCTTGGGCACCTCGGCGAGATGCCGGACGAACTCGGCGCGCGACATATAGGTGTCGACCTCTTCATCCTTGTCGTCGGAGTCGTCCTCCTGAACCTCTGGTTCCTCGGGTTCCTCGGGTTCCTCGGGAACGCTCGGCTCCTCAGGAGCGTCGGTCTCCTCGGTCTCCTCGGTCTCCTCGGTCTCCTCGGTCTCCTTGCCGACGGGCGTGATCACCGGGTTCTCGCGGCTGAACGACGGGGCGGCTTCGAAGATGTTGTGACGACTGATGCTGTCATCACCGGCCTCGCGGCGAACATAGTCCACCTTCGGGCTTCCATCAGCGGTCCACTGCTCTTCATCGAGCGTGTCCATGCTGCTGAGGACTTCTTGAATCTTTTCTTTCGACATGGTCACTTCTCCGTATCTACGGTTGGGGTGGTGAGAGGGCGACCGCTGCCGGAAGCCGCCCCCTCAACAGATCATGCCTCGCGGGTGACCAGCCGCGCGAACTTGATCTGTTTGCGCTCGGTGAAGACCCGGTTCCAGGAAGCGGCGTCGTCCAGGTCGGAGTTCGCCGGGCCACCATCGGGCGTGACACCGGTGTAGGCATGACCGTTGGGATGGATCATCCACTCGACACGGTTGTAGAGAACTTCCTGACCTGCGCCGTTGCCAGCGCCGGGGATGTCCTGCACCTGAGTCGGGACAGCCGGGGCGCCGACGCCGATGCGGGTGTTCCCGCCGCCGAAGAGCCACGTGTCGTAGACCGAACCGGTCCGGGGCATACCGTCATCGACAACCACTTCGCGACCAAGGAAGGTCGGGATCATGATCTCACCACGGGCGTCCGGGATGAAGTCGATCAGGTTGTTCTTCTGGGCACGGGCGTAGACGACGGAGTGCATCATCACGCCGGTCAGGTCTTCCATCGAGTCACCCATCGTCAGGGCGGTGTCGATGAAGGCCTCGGCCGAGAAGTCCGTCACACCGGCCGAGTAACCGGCACCAGAGATGTCGTTGACCAGATCGCCGGCATCGTTGGCGACGTTGTCAGCGATCACGCCATTCCAGGTTGCCACGAAAGCGGCCTGGAGGCGGCGAGCCCAGTAGGCAGCGACGCGGTCGGCGATTGCGTTCATCGGGTCAACACCGGCGAGGGTGGCGGCGAGACGCATCGAGGACCAGGACTGGTTCCGGTTCATACGGACGCCGATCTCGGTCAGCGTGGTGATCTTCTTCGGGTCCGGCGGACGTTCGGGCGAGGTGCCGGAACCGGCGGCGTTGACGGAAGCGTCAGCGGTGTCGAACGGTGCCGAGCTGTCGTTGCTGACGCGTTCGGGATCGTTGTCCAGGTCGTCGAAGGACGGGAGGTTGAAGGTGAGACCACCACCAGCCAGAAGGTCGTCCATCTGGGAATCACGGACTGCCATGCCCGACTGGATGATGCGGGATTTCTCTTCAGTCAGCTGTTGGGCGTAGCTCGTGAAGATCTCGGGAACGACGACGTCGCTCACACGAGTTGCGGGGCCTGCTGCCATGATTTGCTCCTTTCAGCGTGGGCCGATAATGTTTGGGAGGATCCGACAGTGAGCCCCTGCTCGGTCGGTAGGGCTGGTCCCATGACCAGCGGATACTTGCACCGTACCCCGTTCAGAGATGCGGTGCAAGTGTTATTTTCACTTCGCCGGCTTGGGACCGCCGACCTTCGTGCCAGCAGACTTCGCAAGCTGGTCAGCGAGGACCGGGTTCTCACGATAGATCTTGCCCTGCTCGGTGAGGTTCCAGTTCTTCGCCGAGAACGGGTTCGCAGCACCATTGCCCAAGGGACCGCCACCACCGGCACCGCTGCCCTCGGTCTCGGGCCACCAGTGGGGACGCATCTTCTGCATCTCCCGGAGCCAGCCGTCGACCTTCAGGCCGGGGGTCATGCCGTTGATGCCGTCTTTGGTGATCCACTCGCCCTGCTCGTTCTGCTCGAGCATGACGCTCGCAGCCATCTCGATGTCGGGGATCGCGGTCGAGTGCGCCTTGATCTTGGTCGCCTCTTCACGGATGGTGTCATTGCGATCACGGGTCACGATCTGGTTCTTCAGAGCATCACGCTCTGCGACCGCTGCATCGCGCTCCTCAGTGACCGTGGTCAGGTTGCGCTCGATCGGGCCGACACGCTGGGTGATGCGGCCTTCCACGATCTTGTTGATCGCTTCGTCGTCGAGCTTGCCGCCAGCAGCGGCCTCGAGTTCTTTGATGCGATCCAGCTGAGCCAGCGTCTCGGTCGCATCCAGTTCACCCCACGGGCGCAGCTTTTCGCGGGTTTCCTTGTGGTCGTTGCGCTCCTTGCGGAGAGCCTCGCTCACGGAATCCACGTCCTTCTGCGTCTTCATGCCGGTGACGCCAGTCACCGTCACGGTGCCGTCGGCGTTCTCAGTGAAGATTTCGTTGAACACGTCATCGTTCTGGAATGCTTCCGGCAGAGCAGAACGATTCTCGTATGTGAGTTCGATCGCCATCGATCTTTCCTCTTAGTTTGTTTCGTCAGGGTTTGCGGGGTTGCCGGTCTTGTTCTTCTGATCACCATTGCGGTCACCAGAAGGGTCACGTTTCAGGACCGGGTTCTTCTCCTCCTCAGCGATAGCGGCGGTCTCCTCCTCGAACGACATGTCCGTGAGGCCCTTGTCGCGGGCTCGCTTGTGAAGGCTGCGGGCGGAAATCGGGAAGCCGAGGTTCCGGGCAGTCTGCTGTTCGACCATCGTCTGGCCGGTGAGTTCGGTCTCGCCAAACTCTTTGTTCGGAATGACGCTGACTTCTTCGGGGTTGAGTCCCATCCATTCAGCGGCGATCTTGAGGATGTTCTCAAGCCCAGCAGCGCCGACGTCAGCAATCGTGTTCAGGTCTGCCGTGCGGCTGCTGAGGCGGATGCCGAGGGACTTGCCGCTCTCCCGCTCACGGCTCACGGTGTCAGCCGTCTGAGCACCCATGGAGCTTGCTCGTGCCCGGTCCTCCTTGAGGGCCTCACGCTGCTCGCTCAGGCCGTCACTGTTCACGCCGATGAACTTTGCGTCACCCTGAGGGTTCGAGATATCGATGCGAGCA